TGGCACGGCCAGACTATGATCCTCGCCTACCATGCCAAACTCCCGCAACGTCGCCTCGTGCAACCGTAGCCCCGCCCAAATCGTGCTTGCTTGCGGCCAGTGACTGCCGAGGATTTCGACGGTGGCAGAGCATATGGCAAGATATTCAGGCGGCTTTTTCATTGCACTTTCGGGCCGGTGTTTAGTGCTGCTGGCGCCAAGCGCCAATAAATCCTAGGTTCTTACCGCACGTGCAGCACACCGCATCACAAGCACCGGTCTCGAATACGCGATCATGCTGGCAGCGACGTTGCCTCCGCCAACGCGAAACGCCGGCCGCGATGGCAATTACCAAGAGCGCGCCCACAAGCATCAAACCGATGGCGTCGCGTATTGTCCATATAAACAAGACTGTCCTCCTCGGGGGTTAGTTAGGCCACTTTTCCGCGTTACGCTGGGCGTCTGAAAGCCCGCTTTCGAGCCAACTTTCAACTTCATCCTGTATCCATTGCGCCAGTCCGTTTTTCAGACGGTCAGGCGCACCGCTCGGTAGAAAGTGTTCGGCCAACTCGTAGCACTTTGGGTCAAACATCGTTACGCTCCGGGTTTGGGGTTTAGGGTTCGCGAAAAGCGGTGGTGCCACCAAGCGCGGAAATCACATCAGCCATTTGCTGCGCTACCCACGCCTCTACCTTGGATTTCACATCGGCCTCAGTTTCACCTTCAAAATCGGCTGAGCGCCACACGAGATAGTCACCATAGCCATTTTCGTCAGGCGCGCCGTGCCGGAGCAGAATAGAAGAAGTTGCCGATGGCCGTGGGCCATAGGGAAGCGTCTCGATCTCTCCATTCGCCGAGTTAAACGTCATTGTTCCGCCGCCCGCCGGACCAGGCCAGTAGCGTGTGCTGATGTCTAGCAGGCGGCCGTCGTAGTCTTTTTTGCCTTGGCAGTCGTTTGACCATGCGGCACAGGGTTGCATCTAAGCCTATGAAAGATCGGGGTTTGTGGGCTTACGCGGCGAAGCCGATTTCGGCCGGCGGTTCATTGGTTGGCAGCAGATAGGATTCCCGAAGCAAATGGGGGTTCGGATCGCCCTCAAACGCGATGATGTAGGTGACCGTGCGAGCGCCGACCTGGCACATCAGCGGCCGGGGCTTACCCAGCGTGTCAGCCCATGCCCAATCGGGCGAGAACTGCGGCGGGATCACCGTGACTACCGCGCCGATCGCCGGAAGGTGCTTGAGGTGCTTTAGCCGGCGGACCTTCACCACGTCGCTGCGCTTGAATTTGGCCTCCGGGCATTCCGGCGTCGTGCCGCGCTCGCCTTCTAGTCGCGTGAGTTGGCCACTTGGGCCGATCAGGAATGCGCCATCCATCGTTATGCTCCGGGTTCGGGGTTTCGTCTCTGCCCCTTACCTAGCACCACATTGTGTGACAGTCAACACCATTTACACCACTTGCACCAAGGCGCCTTGCGTGCTATACCATGGCTATGCCCAAGCCCATAGATACCCCGGTCCGCAAGAGTATCACCCTTCCAAAGTCGCTTTGGGATGAGATTGTAGCATTGCGGTTTGAGTTAAAGATATCGACCGAGGCCGAGGCTGTCCGGCGCATTGTTACCGCAGGCATCAAAGCTGAGTGGCGGAGGGCCAAGAAATGAAACACATCTACGTCATGTCCAACGGCGCGGGTTTGGTGAAGGTCGGCATGTCGCGTTCGCTTACCGTTCGCACGCGGACAATCGCCTTGGAAGAGCCAGCCGTATGTCTTGTGTGGGCAACCCCGTTGCGCGCGGATTGCATCGACGTGGAGCGCACGGCGCATACGGCGCTCCTTGCTCAGCGAGAACGCAAAGAATGGTTCCGAGCCAGTGAGTGCGATGCCATCCGCGCCGTCGAGGAGGCCATTGCGCGCGTCGAGCGTGGGGACCTGTCCATGCGTAAAATGCTTCCGGCCAAGCGCCAGCCCGCGCGCCTGACTGGAAGCCCAGTTGGCATCCGCTTCGCGCCGCACGAAATGGATGCACTGCGGCGTGCTGCCAAAGCGCATTACCGGCCTGTCTCGGAAATGGCGCGGTGGATCATTCGTCAACGCCTTACCGCTGATGGACGTTTACCACCCAAGGCGTCAGCTACGGCGGATTGAAAAAGGCGGTGGATCGTCACCGCAAGGCACCCAGGACCAAGGAGAATGAACGTGGCCGAGCCTAACAAAACCACGGAATACGATGCGGTTAATCATCCGAAGCACTACACTTCCCACCCGTCCGGCGTGGAGTGCATAACTATCACCGAGCACATGGGCTTTAATCTCGGCAACGCGCTGAAATACATCTGGCGTGCCGATTTGAAAGCCGACGCTGTCGAGGACTTGCGCAAGGCGCGCTGGTATCTTGATCGGGAATTAGAGCGGAGGAAACGCAAGTGACCGACAAAACCACGATCCGTAAGCCCTGGTGGGCGTGGGCGGCGCAAATATCTCTGTTGCCGACCTTTTTAATTTTAGTTTGGCAAGCGTTGGGACTGTGGGAGCATCGCAATGGATGAAACCACCGAAGTTATTGCCGGCCAGAAGTGGCAGTCGGTTCACAAGTGGCGTCCAGCCTTCGAGATCGTTAGCGTGAAAGGTGACGAGGTTCACTACCGCAACATTCAGGGCTGGGGCATGGTCCCAAAACATATTTTTCTTAAAATGATGGAGCAGGAGGAAGCCGGTGTCGCAGGATAAAACCACGGCCCTAGCCGTTTCGCCTTACTCGGCCGCGCCATTGGATGCGGTCACTCTGGACCGAGTTGCGCGCGAAATTGCAGCTAATATCGCCGCCAGCATTGAGTCATTCTATCCCGACGCCCTCAATGAGCGCGGGCTGTTCAACGTCAAGTGCTGGGCGCGCAATGAAGTCAATCGCTGGTTCAACCCTGCCGATGCCGGCCCACAGGACATGGACGCAAGGTTGCGCGCCAGTGGCGCCCATCGGCGGCATATAAAGCGTCTGCGCACCCTCGCCGGAACGGTAGAGGTGGGTGATGCGCTAGAGCCTGTCATTGCCATCATGGATGCGTCTGCCGAACAGGCGCAGTTGGATTATCGGGCTGGGGGTCCAGTCATTGAAGGAGACGCAGCGTGAACGAGACCACAATCAGCCAAGCCAAGCCCCCGCCAGAATAGCCGCCTGCAACCGGCCGTAGCGCTCGGCCAGCGTCGGATTTGTCACCGCGCACTGAGCCGCGGCGCCGGCGGCATCACCAGCCTCCATGGCCGCCAGCATGTGCGGAAACGTCAACGCGTTGCCAACATTGTAATGGCGATATTATACTTGCCAAACCCATCATTCCGGGGTAGATAGAGTCATCGAAAGGGCAAACCGATGGCTTCCGTTCTCAACGCTCCCCACTTTCAAGACGAAACAGCGGCTTATGCCAAGCTGGAAAGCCTTGTTTGGGCGAACGGCCCGGTCTGCCCCCATTGCGGCGGCACTGAACGCGTGAAGCGGATGGGCGGCAAGTCCACCCGCCCCGGCCTGCATAAATGCTACGACTGCCGTAAGCAGTGCCGCGTGACGGTCGGCACCGTGTTTGAGAGCAGCCACGTTCCCTTACACATCTGGTTGCAGGCTGCCTACCTAATGTGCAGCAGCAAGAAGGGCGTGAGCAGCAATCAACTGCACCGCACCCTCGGCGTTACGCTAAAGACCGCTTGGTTCATGTCCCATCGCCTGCGTCTCGCTATGACCGAGGGCAAGCTACCCCCTATGGGCGGCGAAGGCGCGGTTGTCGAGATTGACGAGACCTTCATCGGCAAGAAAGAGGGCGCACCAGTGCAGCGCGGGTATCGTCACAAGCATGCAGTTCTGTCCCTGGTTGAACGCGGCGCCGCTGGCGCGACCGTCCGCAGCTTCCATGTCAGCGGCACCGGACGCGCTGACTTGCTGCCGATCATCAAGGCCCACGTTTTGCCGGGCACGCACGTTATGACCGACGAGGCGGTGCAATATGCGAACTTGGACAAGCACTTCGCTGCCCATGACTTCACGCAACACGGCGCTGGTGAGTATGTCCGAGGCGGCCTGATCCACACAAACACGGTCGAGGGCTTCTACAGCGTGTTTAAGCGCGGCATGAAGGGCATCTACCAGCATTGCGCTGAGAAGCATCTGCACCGCTACGTTGCTGAGTTCGATTTCCGGTATAACAACCGAGTTCGCCTGGGTGTGGACGATTGTACACGTGCAAACAACGCATTAAGTGGTATTGTGGGTAAGAGGCTGACATACCGGCAGTCATCTAGTCTCTGAGAGACGCCATGTGAGTGCAGACGCCGACGAACGGCTGGTTACGTTGGAGTTGGCTGGCGCTGCCGAGCACCAGGGCCACGTGATGGCGCGCGCCTTGGTGGATAAGCTAGAGAAATTCCTAAGCACGTTTGCCGGGTTTGAACGGGCGTTCCTTAGCGCGCGCGTCCGGCAGACGGACTTTGAAGTGGTTAAGTTGAGCCACAATAGCCCAACTGAAATGGGCTTAAATCCAGTCCCAAGAACTGCAAATTACACACCTGGCCCCTTGGTGAAATGGACACTCGATCAGTGGGACAGAATTTGCCAAGGCGAACGCCCTGACAAAATTATAGGCGAAGACTTAGTCGCAGATGTTATTGAGCTTGCAACTAAGCCGGATGCCTATTCCTATTCGACATTCCTTGTTCGTCATGCTGGACAATCTATCCGGCTGGACGAAGATGCCGTCAGGCACGCGCAGGCTTTAAAAGCTCAGATGCGGACTGAGGTTCCGGCGCTACCATGGCGTAACGGTGTCTCCCATGGCGTTGTCAGGGGGGCATTGCAGAGTGCGCTCGACGCAAACGGCGAACGCATGTTCATTATCTGCCCTTTTGTTGGACCTAAGCAGATCAAATGTAGCTTCCCGGAGAGTATGCGGGCGGATGTAAAAAAGCATCTTTGGGGCACCGTAACTGTCAGTGGTTTGATGCACTATGGAGAGACCGGACCGCATCCATATTTAATTGAAATTGATGCAATAGACGGCCTGACAATGGCTGATGATGCGCCTCACTTCCTTAGCGCCGCTGGGATGTTTAGGTCTGCTAGTTACTCCCCCACAGCCTCTATTCAATTCTAATGCTTGAACGTCCACCCGTTTACTATTGGGATACATGCATCTTTCTTGAACACATTAAGGAAGAACCCGTAGACCCTGCATGCAGGCGAGCAATTTTGCGTTTGCTCGAAGATAATCGTGATAGAAAAAACAGGATAGTTACGAGCACAATAACTCATGCGGAAGCGTTACCAACTAAATTGACGGCTTTTGACGCCGAAAAAGAAGATCAATACTGGAGTTATTTTAATGGGATTTATTTCGCAGACCATGAGGTGAGCCGTCAGGTCATAGCATTAGCGCGTCATATTCGGGACTATTATTACAGGGCGAAAAATATCGAGGCGGGAACTCCTTACCGGATGTTGGGTCTTGGAGACTCCATCCATTTAGCTACAGCGATAGTTATAGAAGCTGATGAGTTTCACACACGCGACAAGAACGGATCGGGTGGAAATATCGGACTTCTCAGGTTGCTTGACCTGACGGAAAATCGAAAGGTTGCTGGCCAATGGCCGTTAAATATTCTCAGTCCAAAGGACCCGCAGGGGAACATACTAGACCCACTGCTTCCACAGATGGCAGTGAGGACCAAATCGCCAGATTTAGGGAAACAGCCCGGCGACTAGGCTGCGACGAGGACGAGGCGGCGTTTGACGGGAAGCTGAAACAGATCGCCAAGCATAAGCCGAAGGCTGCGGACGAGAAGTGAAGGTCAGCGCGGGGGAATCGAACCCCCGTCTCTGACGTTTCAATGCCAGCGCTTTCCCAGCGTAAGCGAGCGCCCCAGCCTTGGACATGGGCAGCCACCGTCACTGATGCAAGCGAGCCACGTCACCTCACAAAAAAGTGGTACTTTTATCACGCATGGTGTAGCGTTCTCTTAGTCGGAGGATCGCCCATGGACGACTTGGAGATTGCGCTCGTTTTGCGCACGACTGTTCCCGCCACATGGTCCGTTGAGGCCATGGAGGAAGGCAATGATGGTGCGGTGGAGATGGCGCAGTTCAGCGGTCCGTGCGCAGAGCAGCGCGCACGGGAATACGCTATCTGGAAGTATGGGGTGCGTGCCCCGGCAGTGATGGCCGCCTAGGTCGTTACCTCAATATCGACGTTGGTAATGCAGACTTGTGGCCGGGTGTGGCTGCCACCCGTCTCCCAGGTTCCATCCACCACGCGGATAGCGCTTAGTCTGGCAATGTCCAGGCAGCGCCAGCCGGGCAAAGGATGCTGGCTTTGACCGGCATACTGCCAGCCCAGCACCCTCTGCTTGCCATTCCGAGTGCCGAGGCAATGCGGACAAAACTCGCGGGGCAAACCGTCATAGATCGCCGTTACACGACGACGCTCAATTAGGGCTTGGCGGAGTAGCTGGTAGGGTTCGTATTCGCGCAACATGTAGGAAAAACTCCGATTCGGGAGCCATTTCCTACCATATGTTGTGGTGAGTCGCCCAAAGATTCGTGCGCCCGCGTACTAATGGGTTTGCAAAGTATAATATCGCCAACATTGTAATCCACGTTCAGTACCACGTCGGCCCAGACCGGCGGCAGGCTCGCCAGCGCCGGTTCATAGGCACACAGATCGGCCCAGCGCGTCGCCAGCCTGGCCTGCATCCAGGCCAACGCCTCGGCCTCCGTGAACGGCTCGGCGGCCAGGTTGCGGCCGTAGCCCACAGTGACGTTGCCTTGGGCGGCGACGGGGCGCCCGGTTGCATCGTCGTATGGAAACGCGCGGAAGCCCTCGTCCCGCTGTAGCTGCGCGAGGCCGGCTGGCGTCATGGGGCAGGCGGGCATGGGTCAACTCCAAAATGGAAAAAGCCGCCGCCCCGGTTTCCCGGTAGCGGCGGCGTCTGGGTAGCGGCAGGCGTGGCGCAAGGGGCGCTCACCCGCCGGTGTAGTTCACCAGCAGGGTGAGCGCCATAATCAGCCCTTGCGCTTCGGCTTCGTGCGTGGCGCTCAGTGTGCCGGGCGGCAGGCCGTTCACCAGCGCCTTCACGTCGGCCAGGACCGCTGCCGCCGAGGCTGGGGCGGCCGTGGAAGGTAGTGCGGCAATCTCCGCGCTGATCTGGGTCTCGGCCTTCGTGGCGGCGGCTACGACTGCAGGGCTGGCCTTCGCCTCGGCCAGCGCCAGGTTGATGCCGACTTCCGCGATAGGCCACGCGGTCTGTACATCTGACACGTAGCCGGACCATGGGCTTTGCGTGGTGCCGGCGCAAGCAGCCAACGGCAGCAGCGCGGCGAGGATCAGGATTTTACGCATGGGTTTCATCCTTCGTGAAGTTGAGGAAATATTCCGAGCCGGGATGGAAATAATCGACAGCCGGCCGGCCACCCTGAATGCTGATCGTGAGCTGACCACTCGGCGTGGCGTCCGAAAACGCTTTGTTGGGATGATTCGGATCTGAACTATAGACGGCATACATTTGCACCGTCACTGATCCGCCTTCGTGGCCTGTTACGCTCTGCACGCGAAACTTTGCTACAACTGACATGGTGTTCTCCTTTACCAGTGAAACGTGTGGGAAACGACAATCCGGCTGCCGGGTAGCGTCTGCACCGTAGCAGCTTCTTTCGCGCAGGCGGAAAGCGTAATCACGGCAAGCACAGCCAGAGCGCGCATGCGATGATTGCTGCGGCGATCACGCTGTTTTGGCATCGACGGCCACAGGAGCCGCGCCGACCTGTTTGGTGGGCGGCCCCTCGGTCAGCTTCGTCACCATCGCGCCAGCCAGCGCCGTGGCATCAACTCGGCTGTATTGCGGCAACGCAAAGGAGATGGCGCACCCGATAAGCGCCGCAATCGCTTGCTTGTCGTTCATCTGGCCGAGCAGCCACGCCGTCAGGACGGCCAGCGCGCCAGACGCACCCAGGATACTAGTTCCCTGCTGCATCCAGGCTTTTAGTTTAGCGAGTAGGTTTTGCATGGGTAGGCTCCTTCTCCACCAAATCGGCCGCATGCACCACGCACGGGCACGTTAGTCACTTCCATACGCGAGCGGAACTTCTGACCGGACCTGACTGGCATCGAGCCGCTTCGGAGCGACCGTTGCTGAATAGGCCAGCGTCAGGGCGCCTACGCCAAGCCCGATAGCAACCGCAGCAAAGGCGACTTTGGTTTTGACCCAAGCTATGTGCCGCAAGGTTTGGCTTATGCTCACCACGTTATAGGCGATTGTGACCGCGGCGGCAAAAAACAGAAATATCTTCCATGCCCACCCAGCGGCCGTTCGCATGGCGTCCCATTCCGCCAACTCCATGCGGACGCGAGCGGTTTCTTCCCTGGTCAATGGGCGCTCCGGATCGGGCTCGACGTGATTGTTCATTCTTAATATCCGTCCGTGTCGTAATCGAACACGTCGCCGGCCAGCGACGTGCCGGTAATGGTAAGCGCGGTAAGCGAGTAGCTGTAGGCAAAGCCGGCATAAGTTCCATGCGGCGTAACCCGGATGTGGTCCCACGTCGTGAAGCCGGACCCCGCCAGCGTCATCACGCAGCTTGTGACGGTTCCGGTCCCCATGGTCAGGGTGCCAGAGACGTTGTTGGCGTGGGCGTCAACGGCCGCGCCGGTGCCGCACCCGCTAAAGCCGGATGGCGCCGCCGTCGTCGCCAAATTGTGGTAAACCAGATTGGCGAGATCAAACTCGTAATTGGACGCGGACGCGGGCGTATCGACGGCTGAACCTGTACCGATCAGGACATTCCCGGTGCCGGTTGCCTGCGTCGTGCTGCCAACGAACGCGCCCAGAAAGAGATTATTCGTGCAGGTGGTGCAGGCCAGGCCAGCCGCGCGGCCATTGGCGGTATTATTGGCGGCGGCACCTTGCGCAACTCCAAGGGCCTGCGACCCTTCAGCATTATTGTTGCTCCCGGTCAACGGGTTCCCAGGAACCCCAGCCAGGGCCGCATTGCCGATAGCGCTTTCGTTGGCCCCGGTCGAGACGTACCGCCCGGCCAAAGCGCCGATAAAATAGTTGCCGGTGCTGGTTGCGTTCGCCCCCGCGTACGAGCCGATGCAAGTATTTGAGTTCTGCGTTGTGATTGAGCCGCAGGCGTGCGGGCCGGCGGCCATGTTATAGGTGCCGGTGCTCAGCGCTGACAGCGCCCCGTTGATCCTGGCATTGGCCGCCGAAGATGCGAGCGCAGACGGCAAACCGGCTACGCCACCACTATCGAGCACTGATCCGTAAGACGTGGGATCAACGTTATACGAATAGGTGTGTTCGTTGCCCTCGCCATTTATTGTAATGTAGGGGCCGACTGTGGCCGACGATGCAATCGTTACGTTGGTACCGTAGCTGGCCATCTGGGTGAACTGAAAATACAGCCCGCGTCCCGCATCCACCTCGATGCCGCCGCCGTAGGGCACGCCGCCGCCGAACAACAGGCCATCGAATTGCATTGAGTATGGCTGCGGAGCGCCAGTAGGGGCCGCCACACGCAGGGCAACATAACCCTGTTGCGGATCGATCAGATCGACCCCGCTGAAGTTCATTTGCGACACAAGGCCGCCCCAGGCCGAGTTCGTGTCGCCCACGCGAAGCAGATCACCCAGGACTCCAGCAGGGTTCCATGCCAGCCCTTCAACGCGCACGCTATAGAAATTGGTGTTGCCGCCGCCAACGACGCAGCCGGTTCCGGCGCGGATCACAAGCCCATCGGAGTAGGATGCGAAAATATCGATCTTGTAAAAGCTGTTGTCATCAGCCACGCCCACCGTGAGGCAGGATACCTCCATGGTTGGCACGCCGGGCGCGCCGTCGTCGTAGAAGCGAAGATTGCTAAATTGGCTTTCGCGCGTATAGGCCTTCGTGTCGTTTTTCGTGGCGCAGCCGAGGCACAAGGCCCGACCATTCATATATTTAACGTCCAACCCGTCGAATTTTACGAGGTCGTTTTCGTCGTAGAGCATGAAGGCGTTCTGCTGCGTCGGCGCAGTGCGATCCCCAATAATGCCAATGTTGGTCGCGAACGGCCCGGCGTTCTGGATCGATGGCGTGATGGTGGTGCCATTATACGGGAACACCGCGGAGACCGGCCCCAGCCAGCCCTGCGACCACGAAAACACGTCGCCCACATATGCCGGGTCCACCGTGAAGATGCTCTTTTGCGCACCGTCGCCCTGGACGCCGCCATTCGACAGGAACGTGGCAATGGTGTTGTTTTTGATGAGGTAATTCCCGGCTGGCGCGTATATGCCGACTTGGTTGCCGAGCGTGTGCAGCGCGTTGACAACGCCAATGGCCGAATTGATCGCGGCGCTGTCATCAGTGCCGTAGAGAAACTGGCCGCCCATGATCGTGGTCCCGCCAGCAACCGGCGTCAGTGTCAGCCCCGTGCCGCTGCCCGTAGTGGTGGTGGCCAGCGTGCCGGTGGGCGGCGTGGGATAATTGCCCATGTTCCGGGCGTTCGCGACCAGCGCACCCATGTAGACGGTCAATGTGGCGCCCGTCAGCCCGCAACTGGATGTGACGGGCTCCGCGGACAGCGTGGTCGGATTGGTGGTGTAATCGCCAGCCGCCACGAAAGAACCGAGGGCGGAAATCGCGCCGCCGGAAATTGTGGCGTTGATCGAAAACAGAACCGCACCGACGCCCTGGCGAAGCGTGCCGGTTGTGCCAGTGAGCACGCAGGCGCCATTCGTGCCGCCCGTGCCGGCGTTGTTGACCGAGGCCGATACGACCTTGGTGTCCATCACCTGGAACGTCGCGGCCACCACCGGCGAGCCGCCTACGAGCGTTACGGTATCGCCCGGCGCGTAACTGCCGGAGCCGCTTTGCGGCGTGGTGATCGTCGCCGTGAAAAAACCAGAGAAGGGGGTTGCCTGAACCGCGGTGAATGACGTGGTGACGTGGTGCGCATCGGTAAACCCGACGATCGTGCCGCTTTGCGTCACGCCGCTCGCACCACTACCGGTGTTGCTAATCTGCTTGGCGTAGGCACCCGTGCAACCCGGGTTTGGGCTGGCACAGTCGTTGGGCGAAAAGGTGGCGCTCGGGCTGTAGAGCGTGGTGCCGCCAATCGACATCGTGCCGTCGGCCCAGCCGAGCACGTCGCCCTTGGCGCCGGCGACGCCGTTGAAGCTGTCCTTGATGTTGATGCGGTCGGCCTCAATACCGGCCGCCGTGCGTGTCGTTACGCTGTGCAGCGGCGGGATCGATATATAAGCACCGTTTAGCGTGGGCTTGGGCGACGTGGTGGCCGAGAGCGGAGCCGCGAGAAGCAACGCAGCGATGCTGAAAAGGGCGCGACGGATCATCAATATGTCCCCGATTTGGAAATAACGCCGCCGTTGACCCACAGTGACACTCCATCGCCGGGATCGGTTGTCGGCAGCGCCGCTATGGCGGCAGTCAGCGCCGCCGCAACGGCGTTGACGAAGGCTGGGCTGGCCGACAGCATTGACGCCAGCGTGGCGATAGGCACCGCCTGGGCGTTGATAGCGTTCGTCATGCGTAGAACCCGGTGTTGGTGCCGCTCCCGGTGCTACCCGCGCTGCTTCCCGGAAAATAGGACGTGCCGGCGCCACCCGTGTTGATGAGCCCACCGCCTGTAGAGGAATACCGCGCTCCGGTTGCGCTGCCGGAGAACGTCAGGCCGGGCACATTGATCTGACCAGAGAAGGCCTGGGCAAAATTTGTGAACGCGGGCGTGCCGGACAGCGTTACCGCGGAGGCGCCGGCCGTCGCGATAAAACCGCTATTTTCAGTGCTGTAGTGCGCGGCCGCGCTGCCCGAAATCGTATAATTGCTTGGCAAAATTATCGCGCCGCCATTTGCGAGAAGGTGCGCCCCCGAACACGCGCCGAATGTAACGGTTCCGCCAACAGAGATTTGCGAGCCGGAGAAGGCCTGAAGGCCGTACGCACCATTTATTGTGCATGCCGCGACCAAGGCAACCGCGCCGCCTGAAACACTGATCGCGGCGCCAATTCCGGTAGACGTAAGGATCGTTGACGACCCCGCGCCAGTGACTAGGACAAAGCTATTTGCCCCGTAGCCGGTTGGCTGGCCACCAAACGTCGTTATCGCAGTGTAGGTGCCAGCGGCGACGTTTATGGTGACGCCGTAGCCGTTCAGGTCCCAATTACTGATGATTGAGTTCCACGCACCTTGCAGTGTGGCGAACGGGCTATTGGTGGATAGCCCGGAATTGCTGTCCGAAGCGCCCGTCGCCGTGGACACATAGAATGATGTGTTGCCACTCATCTTCTGGCGAAGCTGTCCGATCTTCGTTCCGATGAAGGGCGCGCTGCCAATTTGCGTAATATTGGTGGACAGAATCTGCGTCTGGCCGGCGAAGATGTAGACCGAATAAAGCCCACTCCACCCTGTGGTTGGGCTCGGCACAGCCAGGCTATTGGTCGTGCCTGCTATGACTCCGATCGAAACCGTCTCGGCCCTGACGGTGTTCTGTGCCACACCGGTATTGCCGGGTCCGCTGTAGGGAGAACTGGGGTTCGTTGCGTTGTAGTAGGGAAGCACAATCGGGGTGCCATCAGCCTCATTGAACTGCACTTGAATGAGGCAATTCATGAATTGCGATCCGGTCAGTGCACCGATCAGGCTCGCCAAGTTTACCGTGGTTGAAGTGAGGTTGATCCCCATTTTAACCAGCGGCGCACTGTTGGTGCCGAGCGAGCCGTATGCCGTGCTGTCAACCGTTTCCAGCGCCATAATGACGCCTGGCGCGACAACGACAGTTTGGTTCGCAGTCGGGGTGGCTGGCGTGCATGCCAAACCGTCGCACAACACCCCGGACGCGAAGTTGCTAAACGCCGCTCGCATGATAAAGCCGTCGCTTATCATTGCCTGCAAATAGGCGGACAGCATATCGGTGTCCTGCGGGATGGCGCCGGGATAGACGATTTCGCGATTCATGTATTGGCTTCCTAAGAGGATATATTCATCCAGGCGACGTAGCCGCTGGGCGTGCACTTCTCGACGGCAGCTTGCATTTGCGCAGGAGTGACCAGCCCCGCGTCCATGCCGGGCGTCGTGTATTCGATCGCACCGACGCCGTAGCCGCCGAGATAGCCGCCATACCCGTTGACGTTCGCGATGCCGCCGCTAATCGGTTGGTAAACCGTCACGAAAAACTGATAGGGCAGCAACATGTCTCCATAACCGCCCGCCACGCCGTAGCCGACGCCGCCGCCCGTCTTGGTGGCTAGGTTGTAATAGCCGCCGGTGTCTTGGGTATTAGCGGGCTCGAATATCCGCGGATTGCGCCCCGTCAGCGCATAGACCGATGCGGTGAGCCCAGCCCGCGTGGCGGCAATTACGAAGAAATTGGCTCGGATACGCGCGGAGAAGGCGGCGTCCTGCTCGTCAGATAGGCGTGGTAACATCCCGCCGTAGTAATCCTGACTGATGCCGTCCAGCCACGCGCCTGTTGCTGTGGCGATGCGGGTTTGCAGGATAGTGTATTGTATTTCGTTCCAAATTGCGGCGAAGGTATTGCCGATGCCGGTCAAAATGCCCGTCAGGTTGGGCGCGACAGTTGGGAACCAAGCACCCGGCAGGACCGCGCGCAGCCGGGAGGCAAAATCGTTTTGGTCTCCGATGGCCATGCTAGGCCACCGTTATTGCTGTCAGCCGCACCACGCCGTAGGAGACGCCGGGCGCCAGGTCCGCGGCCACACCGTTGATTGTCAGCGTGGACGTGCTGGCCACGCCGCCGACGCCATAAACAGCCGATGCCAGCGCGGAGTATGAAAGCGGCGCGCCAACTACCAGCGCGCCGACCAGGGCGCTTACCGCGGCGGAGATCAGCGCGATCTGCGTGGTGTGGTTCTGCCCCGCTTGGCTCACAAAAACGATATTGATCGAAGCGTTCGTGACCGGCGCCTGCTGCACATAAGCCGTTGAGCCGATAGCGCGGATGGCATTCACCGCCGCGGCAACCGCCGCAATGGTTGTGCTCGGCGTCGCCCCGGAGCCGTCATCGATGTAGGCATACACATTGCCCGGCGATGGGGCGTTGACCACGATAACTGACGAAAGTCCCTGCTGCATGCCCGCAACGGCGTTTTGCACGGCAAGGAGCGTGGCTTGGCGCAGCGAATTGATATAGAGCACGAACCGCGCCCGAAAGGCCGCATCGTTTTCCGCGTTGATGCCATTCGTGATGCCGGCTGCATTCGCGCAATAATCGATACCAGGAATCGAACTTGACAAAAGCGAAATCGCGCCAGCAATCACATTGCCCTGCGTGCCGGCATTCACCGCCTGGATGAGCACGTTCAGCGATGATGCCGAGGTGTTGGCCTGATAGGCCTGGATGCCGGCGCTCCAAAATCCCGTCGTGTTGTTTGGATCAGCTAGGATTGTGAACGTCTGAGTGCCATCGGCGGTTTTTACCTGTCCGCCCGCAAACACAGTAATGACCGTGCCTGTCGTATAACGGTAGAGCGTCACGGTCCCGGTCGCGTCTGTGGCGGCCAGGCGCAAAAACGAAAAGTCCGCCATCCATGTATCGAGGTTTGAGCCCTGGGATGTGGCGGCCCGCGTTAGGGCCAGCACTTGCAGGATCAGCCATTGCAGCCAAAGCGCGATCGTTGCCGCGGCTTCCATGATGGCGCGCAGCACGGAACCGACGGTAAAATCTATAAGCTGCGAGCATGAAGCCTGGGCCGCCGCCGATGCATTTTGCACCATCGTCGTGAATGACTGAAGGCTCAGGTTTGCCATTTTCTATCCCAGAGGAACGGTCGCAACCTGGGTTTGCCCAGTAGCGGCGTCTGCATAAGTCACGGTGGCTGTCAGGTTGCCGGTGGCGTCGCCTGTAATTGCGACAACGGGCGGCGGGGATTGGCTGATCGTGGACTCAAGCGCGCACTGGCGCTTAATCACGCCGACGACGAGCCCTGCATTTGTCGGATTGCCCACGAACTGTCCCAGCCCCGCGCCGTAGCTGATGTTTTGAATATAGGTCTGCGCGGCCGTCAGCAGGCGGCGAACGAGGCGCTGCTCAACGTACGGCGAGCTCGTAGCGATGGCGATGTCGCCGGTCGGGCCAAGCGTTAGATCGCTTCCGAACCAATGAGATACGTCTGTCATGTGCCGGCCGTGGGCGCGTTGGTCTGCGTCGCGGTGCCGCTACCGGGAATGTATTGGTGAGTGTGGTTCAAGAGGTCCACGGCGTCACTCCCCCCGCGGCCGGCCGTGATGTTACCTGTTGCGGTGATGCTGCCGGCAACCACCAAATCGCCCCCGCCCATGTAAATCTTGCCGCCGGTAATGTGGAAATACACCGAGCCGCAGTTGATGTAGACTTCGCCCGATTGCGGCGGATTGCCGGTGATTGGGCTTGTCGGCGGGGCTTGCTGCGTCGAGTGGCACGCGGCCGAAACGATGCCATGCTCTGCGTCGCCGGTATCGGGGTGGATTAGAACCTGATCGCCTATTGACGGTAGCGCAATGATGTTGACAGAGCCGGCCGCTGTAAAGGCGAACGGCAGCCATCCACTTTCCTCGTTTTCCGGCTGAAACATAACCTTGACGGTCATATCGGCCGGGTTGACGCTGGATACCGTGCCCCAGCGTGTCATGCCTTGTCGGGCCAGCATCGCCTGCACGATGGCCTTGGTGTGATTGTCGCCGTGCATCAACCGACACTCGACGTGTTTTTCGGGCTGGAGTTTTTCGCTTGCACGGTTTCGTGAAACCCCTCCACGTCAATGGTCCGGCTGATTTCGCTAATGTAGTAGGCAATGTCCCAATTCGTGCCGGTGCCCTGCACTTGCAGGCCCTGCCGCGGCGTCAAGTTGGTTTCGCCTGCCATCGTCACAATCACCACGCGTTCGTGCTGCGAGATTTGCGCCAACTTTTGATTGGCCCAATTTTGCGCCTGCGCATGGGTCAGGTTTGGTCTTGTAAAAACGTAATTCTGCGTCTGACTTTGCGCCGCGGTACCGCTTGATCCTGCGCTCGCGGATTTTGTGCCGGTCGCCTTAGCCGTGACCTTGAACGATTTCTTTTGGCGACTGTTCCAAGTCAATACCGTCACCTGAATATCTCGCGCCAGATTCAGGCTGCGTTTGCATTTGATGGTCTCGACGTTGGTTGAAACCCACGGATTACTGTTCGGGTCTACCGTCACCATGAATGGGCTTTGCGTAGGCGGGGCCTCGGGCTGGAAATTAAGCGTGTTGCCGGATACCCAGGCGTTGAAGCCCTCCCGCTCGGCCAGAAAAACAATCAAATCCCATTGCGTGGTCGCACGGGCAAAGTTTCCCAAAGCGGTTTTGGTGTGATCGGTCTGATAATAACGATCGATCAGCGTGGTGGTGGCTTGAACGTTGGCCGTCAGCCCTTGGGCTTGCGCCAGCGCCGTGACGACTTGACTGCTCGTTTGGTTCGGATACGTCTCAAAAGTCCGCGCTTCGATGAACAGCGCGGTATTATCGCGACCATCCAACTCCACGATGTTCAAAACCGGGTCGAAATCGACGTTATCGACTCGACCGGTAATCAAGCTCACCCAGTTGGGCTGCTGCGAGGCGCCCGCATCCACCTGGATGTTGACCATAACTGGGCTGGAACTGCCGCCGCTCGTGTCTGCGCCCCAGAATCGGGCGCCGCGGCCGGCGTTGATTACGCGCGGGTCGCTTGTCACGACGGAAAACTTAAAGCTATCGGCGTGGTAGTAGTTGTTGCTGTTCACCTCGGCGGACAGCGCCGGGATGGCAACGCCGTTGACCAGCACTTGCAGGCGCGGCGCGGAGATCGCCGGTGTGATGGCTGCCGATTGCGGCCCCACCAGGAGCGGCTGCGCGCCCGGGTTGGCGGCGGGCGGTGGTGTCGTCGGGGTAAGGCCGCCCGGTGTCAAGCCGGAGTTGCTAAGCACACCGGAAGCCGCCGACACCGCCGCCGCGCTGCCGGTCAGAGCTCCAGAACTAGCCGGCGTTAGCGTGCCGGCGGCCACGGTGACCGACGCGGCTGATGCCAAGAGAGCACCGCGGCCCGTAAGCGCGGCGCTGGCGGATGATACCGCCGCCGCCGAACCAGGCAGCGCGCCGTTGCCCGTGAGTGTGCCACTGGCGCTTGTTGTGCTGGCACCGGAGCCGGTGAGTGCCCCGTTTCCGGTCAGCGTGCCGCTTGAGGTCGTGACGCTTGCGCCTGAACCGGTCAGCGCGCCCTTGCCGCTGAGCGTGCCGCTCGATGTCGTGGAACTAGAACCGGAGCCAGTAATCGCTCCGGCACCGGTCAGAGCGGCGCTGGATGTGGTGACGCTCGCGCCGGAGCCCGATAGCGCTCCGGCTCCGGTTAGAGTGCCGCTTGACGTGGTGAGAGCGGCCGCAGAACCCGACAGTGCGCCGGATGATCCGGTCGACGGCAGTGTTGCCAGCGGCAGCCTGCCAAGAGGCGCGGTGCCGAGCATGTTCTTACAAAACTACATTGGCGGCGGCGATAAAAAGCGCATCGAGATTGGCCGACGTGAGAGATAGCTGGCTCGCCAGGCTTTCCATCAGCGCGTCGCTACGATTCACGCTCGGGGCGTATTCCCAGAAAATCAACACGGCTCCACCGGAGGCATTCGCTATTGCGGTGGCGTCATCGAGCAGCGTTGGGCCGGCGTTGACCTTCGGCATCGTCGCCAAGACGGCCTTGGCCTGCCACAGCGGCACCGTCTGTGGCACCGGCGTGGGCAGCGTAACCGGGTTCGCGGTTGTATTCACCCAGGCGCGCGCATCAGGCGGATTGTCGTCATTGCTCCAAACTTGAGCGATTGGGGTGCTGCCGTTGTATAGGGTCCATTGGGGCATTTTATTGCACCTGGAAACTGATAACGGGCGAGCCATTATTCAGCGTAATGGTGGGGCTCGCGGCGAAAGACCCAGACCAAGTAGAATATCCTGCTGGAATCTGGGTGCTGCTGCCGCTTGCGGGGAATGGCCCAGCGGCACCGACTTCATCCACAAGCCCGTTGCAGCCATATTGATTGGTCCCGTTGGCTATATACATGCCACAGCTCGCGGCGAAACCAGCCCCCAGCCAATATACGCCAGGTGTCAACAACAGCGGCGTTGAGAGCGTCCCTTGCAGGGCCGTGTTGGCACTAAATGTTGGCGACCCAAGGCTGATTGACGCCAGCACCGTTGTCGGTCCGCCGAGCGAGCCGTTGTCAGTGTAAGCTGCCAACGAAATTGCCGTGCCGCTTCCCGTGCCGCTGGCTGCTACAATGCCGAGTTTTGTTACGACAACGGGGTGCCTGATAACAATGGCGTGGTAATAGGCATAGTTGGCGTTGGCGGTCGCGGAACTAAACGATGTTTGCGGTGCATACCACCTGCCGGACACATACGGCAGCTTAATTCCGCCCGATGTTTCCGCCAGAATTGTGCAAAACACGCTGACGGAGTTTGAAAAACTTATCTTGCTGGTCGTGCCGCTGGAATTGCTGAGCACTGAAGTGCGCGCCAGAGACCCGGACGAATAGGTTCCAACGCCGGTTTCCCAGACGTTCGCCGTGCCGTCAACCGCCGTGTATAGGACGATATCGTTCGTGGCGATGCTGGCGATCGAAGAAAAGCCCAGAAAGCCAGGTGGGATGGTTACGCCAATCGTAAACGCAGATGTGCCCGGAGCGGCACATGTCTCTTGAATACGATCACCGTATCGAAATGCCATGATATTAGTTCAGCGACAGCGTGAGCGCGCTGGCGGCGAATGCCGGCGTGATGCCGGACGAGACCGATAGCGAGCATGCGCCGTACCAAAGTAGATTCCCGCCACTGGATGCGTCGAACGTTGCAAACCCTACGACGGTAGAACTGCCGCCCGTGCATGCGCCAAACGTGATTGCGCTCGTATTCGTGGCCGAGTTGCCCGACGCCGCGCCAATCAGGCCAGATTGCGCCACCCTGGCGTATCCGGTGTAGGCCGCCTCCGTGCCTGCCGCGGACTGCGATGATGCCGTGGTTGTCAGGGCAACATAAACCGTGGGTATCGGATAGGCGGTTTTACCGTTAGCGTGATCGATCAGCTTGTCGGCAAGGTAGGTGGACATAGCGGCCATGGGTGGGCTCCTATTGCTGCGGTGGAACGCCGCCGGTCAGTGATGGAAGCCAGGGCGGCGTGGTGATTGTATTCGTGCCTTGCAGCATCGGGTCCTGAAGGCCGTTCGCCTGTAGCAACAGCCAAAAGGCGGTGAAGTCGCCGTACGTGCTGGCGGCGACAGCAAAGAGGTTGCTGCCCGCGACGGAGACGCTGGTTGCCATTACGCCCCCGAATACTGGGTGAGGTCAGCCCCGCTCTGCTGCGGCGTCAGGTTGGGCGTCGAAATTCCTGGAACTTGCAACCAATTCTGCCCCGCACGGGCCGTGTAACCCCAGGCTGTCGCGCACCCGGCGGTGTTGCCTGCTGCCGCGGCCATCGCGGTGATATTGCCCGGCGCCGGCGTGCCTGCGCTTAGCATCGCGCCGGAAGCGGCGGCGGACGTGCCGATACCGACTTGCGCCGTGTGTATTTGCCCCTGAACGGCTTGCAGCGTTCCGGTGGACGTGGAGCCCTGCTGCACGGCTGTGGCACCGGACAGGGCTGTGGCGACGGACGTAACCAGCGGCGCGTAAGAGGCCGCCTGCTGCAAATCGGATAGCACGGACGCAACTGGGTCCGGCGCCGTGGCTGCCTGGCTGTAGTCCCACAGAACGCGGATCGTTATTCGGTAATGGCCCTGCCATTCGTGCTTATAATCGGCGTCGAAATCCTCAATGACGCCGGTAAAGTTCAGCGAGCCCCATGCCACCTGAACCTGCGCGCCGGCCGATGCCAACGCATCCAGGGAGCGCGCCCGGCTGGTGGCATTCGGCGCGATCATCTGGCCGGCCCAGCTTATCGGCTTACGTGTCGGGCCGAGCGCCTGGATAATGTTTTCGCCGCCCGGATAGGTGTGCTCCTTGAGCAGCATCTTCGTGCCCCACGGCACCTCATTCGGCACCTCGAAGCCGGCCAGCCTGACGCCACCGATCGTGACGCCGGAACCCGCGAGCGCCGAGCCCGCGAGTGACAGCGCGCCGCCGGCCAGGGCGGTCAGCGCGCCGCTCAATTGCCACCGCCAGACGGCAAGCCCGCAGGGAGCGGGGTCATTTTTCCGTCAAATTGGGAGGTGCCGCCTTGGGTGTTGTAGGCGGCAGAGGGCTTTGCTCCAAATGTGCCTATTTTCTTGCCATCAAGATTAACAACACCCGTCATTTGGACCGCTTTATCGCCGAACGGATGAAGTCCGAGCCAATCGCCTTTTTTCCAATCTTCCCGAAGCTGCTTTATTGAGTCGGTAAACTGCTGCACGTCGTGCTGAAACTCATTTTGGATCATCAGCGCCAGCGCGATTGGCTCTGCCACCTTCGCTACGCCAGGCAGAGCTCCGCGAACCGCGCGCCCCGCGATGCTTGATCCGTCAATAGCGTCGAAAATGCCTTCTTTCGGCGAGATATTCCCGCCTTTGAAAAGGTCCATCCCCCACTTGCCGACATCCAGCGCCTTTTTGGCAAAATAGCCGAGAATGAGCGCGGTGCCAGCGAAATAGCTGGCGCCACCAAGCCCGGCGGCGCCCGTCACGGCTGCGTTAGACAATCCAGGGTTCTTTTCTGACCATGATGAGAAGCCTAGAAGCACGTTCGTCAGCGTTTTCAGGGCGCCGGTTGCGTTGCCCATCGCGGGGTCGGCGAGTGTCACTTCGAGTAAATTCAGCGCGGCGCTAAACGCTTTGATCTGATTTTGCGGGCTGTCGGTCAAAAGTTTATCCAAAGGACCAGCGCCAGCGGCGATCTGTGCGCGATTCCTGGCCGCTTCTTTTTCGATTACGCCCGCATCGAAAATGCCAGCGCCCACAAGCCGAACCATCGTCTGGCGCGGCAGGATTTTATACATTTCCTCGCTGATTTTTTGCGGGGAAACTGCGCCGGTTTTTAGGATAGCGGGCAACAGCACGCCGGTGATCCACGCATTTGTGTCGGTGCGCAATAAGTCACCCTGCACAACTTCGCCAGACTTATCGCGAACGCCGATACGTTTCTGTTCTTCGATAAACTTTTTGTTCTGCGTGTTCGGCGCGACTTGTGACAGGCTTTGCATCATTGATGAAAGCGCCGTGCCGGCCTTCGCCTCGCCCATGATCTTCTGATACGCCGGGAGAACGGCGGTCACGAAATCCATGCTGGCAGCATCAGCGCCAACGCCATACATGCGGATGCTGGTCAGATATTTACCCATGTCCATCGTGCCGCCGGCGGATACGTCAACGGCGGTCAGGCGGTTCACGAACTCGGTCAGCTTCGGGATATTGATGCCGCCGGTCTTCGTCGTCAGGCCCGTCAGCTCGCCGGCCTTAATGGCCTGCTCAATCTGCGTGATAGCGTCTTTGTGGCCGTATTGCGCCAGCACCTGCGCATCACGCGCCAGGGTGGGCGATAGGGTCAGCGCCTCTTTGGCGTCGCCGGTAAACGAGCTCGTTTGCAGGATCAGCTCAAGCGCCTCGCTCACAGACATGCCGGGCACGTCGCCCACCAATCTGCGCGCCAGCGCTTTGCTCTGCGCGACCGTCTCTGGGGTAAATCCGGTGTTAGCGTTCATCTTGGCCAGGAGCGAACCCGCATCCGCGCCAGCATCGAAAATGCTTGCCGCGCCGCCAAGCGCTGCCCGGCCCGCCTGTTCCGCGCCGACGCCGGCCATCAGCAAGTCGGTATCGCTCGGCGCCCTCACGATGCGCGGGTTGGGGAAGCCCCAAGGAAAATACGGCTGACCGCCGCCAGGAACCGCCGGCAGGTTGCTCCCGCCTGGTGGCGCCATGCCACCACCCGAACCGATCGGAACCAGCGCCGCCCCCGGCATCGTGCCACGGCCATACTTGACGTTTGGCCCTTGATAACCGGCCGGGGCCGAGCCCGAAGGGCCGCCGATGGACCCGATCGTTCGCATTGCCCCAGCCCAGGCGCGTGCCGCGGCGGCCCCCTGCTGCATCTGGGTAACCATGCCAGACACCGCATTGCGGCTGGCACGGATGCCCGCGGCCATTTCGTTGATGCCGCTCTGAACGTCGCGCTGAACCTTCAGCAGCCGTTCATAAGCCTGGATCACCTCGCCAATCGGCCCCGTGATCTTTGTGGGGTCCATGACAAGGTTGGCAGCTATGCGGTAGGCTTCTATCGTCAATGAAGCCCCCTGCCTGGAAAGCGTTTGAGATTGATTGCGCTGCGCGGTTGCACACCGCCGGCTGGCGCGTCGTCATGCACAGTCAGCCGGGCGATCAGGGCGTTGACCTGCTGGCCAGCAAGCGCGGCGTGCGGGTTGCCATCCAGTGCAAGCATTACACGGCGCCAGTCGGCAACGCGGCGGTGCAAGAGGCCTATGCGGGCAAGTCCCACTATCGCGCCCACCATGCGGCAGTCGTCAGTCTGAACGGCTACACGCCGGCCGCGCGCGCCCTGGCCGCCAGCACTGGCGTGTCGCTGCTTGTGCTGCACGAACTGTCGCGAGCCGACCGCCTATGGTGCGCGCCGGGCGCCGAAATAGAAAAAACAACTAGGCCCTGCCGCTGCGGCTTGCTCCTGCGGCTGCCCAAGGGCCGAGCGGGCTACGTGACGTGTCCGACCTGCGGCTACCGCCGATGGTGGGCTACCTGAAATCTTCCTCGGCCTGGGGCCGATTGCGCGGCGGCAGGCCGGCCAAGGCACGCACGCATGGGCTCATCATCATGTCCACAACCACATGCTCGCACCGATATGCGGCCACGCCAAGAACAGAGCGCGGCGGTATCGGGAAGCGTGCGTCTGGGGTGCCCAGTTCCTGCCAAAGCGCGATCAGGCTTGGCGAGCCAATAGACGCCTCGTAGCCGGCAACTTGATGGCCGTAGCTTTCGCGCAGGTCGCCGTCCCGCAACAGCGGATTGTCTGGCGGCGCGTAGCCCAATTCCTCCTTGCCGGGCACGTAGCCAATGCCCTCGGCATAGAACCCTTCCAGCGTAGCGCCCGATAGCGGCAGCCAGGCATTAAATGGCCCATCTGCCTCTTGGTAATGGCCGATTTCGTCTTTTGCGGTTTTTTCGATAAGCGCCGCCGCCGCTTCAAGGCCGGTCGGCGTCGCCCGCTCTACTGCCGCCGGCAGGGTAGCAAGGTGCTTAATGAAGCCTTCCAGCGTGGCAAATTCTCTCACTGGTCAGGGCTTTCAAACCGCATGGCCCCCGCGTTCCATTTTTGGCCCTGAAACTGGCCCATGATGGCGACAAAGGCCGTCCTACGGCGCGGCGATAAACGCATTGCGATCTCATACGGCACCCCCCGCGACACCAAATACAAGGCGTCCACCAGGCCGGGTGCCCCCATCAGTTTTTTACGGCTTCAGCCTCTGTCTGTTCGGTTTCGCCTTCCTTTGCGCCAAACAGCGCCTCGGCAACCACTTCGTAGCCGTCATTGCCGAGCCGAGCGAGGGTGGCGCGGATATGCGCTTTTTTAGTCGCGCGCGGGATCGGAACGTCACCGATCTGCTGCACGGAAAATGCCACCATTGCTTGCCGCATCCAGAGTCCTGGATTGTCGCACGCCGGCACCATTTCCATCAGGTCGAGCATATCTTCCGGGCCGCCAGTGCGCAGACTAATGACGCGGCCCGTTTTGTCGGTAACCGTTATGTCAGACATCACGCCACCTTCTGCGAGGCAAAGAACCCAATCGTCTGCTTGATCGGGCTATCCTGCTTGATGGTGCCCTTGTTTTCCAGCCAAAGCGATAGGCCAGAATACTGCTCGGTCGTCGTGCCGCCGCCCACCTCGGTGATGAACACGGTCAGCAGGCCCGTGGAGCCGGTGCCGTTGTCGGCCGACCCCACCGCCCACCAGGCCTGCTCGATCGCGGTAAACAGCAAATCGTTGGTCGCGTTGCGGCGATCGACATTGAATGTCCCCTCATGGCCGGACGGCAGCATGCGAACGGCCGGCGGAACATTCAGCGGCTCACACTCGGCGCGCTTGTATTTCGGCTTCACGTCGAAATCGGTTACGTTTGTGAGATCGATGCGGACCCCATTCGGTGCCACAAGCACCGCCTGTACGTCGCGACCTACAACAAAGATTGTGCCAGCCATTTATCGGGGCTCCTGATTAGACCGTTGCGGGCTGGTTGGCGTTCTGCATCGTCACGACAGGTGCGCCGCCGTTCAGGTTCACGATAAATTTCTCGTTGATGCCCTGATACGTCACGTAACAATCGGCCTGCAAGTAGCCCAGCGAGGTGCGCGATTGCGGGTTGTTGCTCGCGTTGCAAACCACCTGATACGGCTGCGAACCGTCCGCGTTCGGGGAAAGCAGCTTTTGGGACACGAGATTGCCGAAAAACTGATTGAGCGTGCCGGTAACGCTCTGGAACAGCGTTGGCGTAATCGGCTGGCCGACGTATTGACCCATGCCCGCATTGAGGGTCGCAGAGATATATAGCGTCATACGCGTGTACTGATCGCTCTGCGTGCCCGCGCTCAGGCCTACGTTGTGGCCCAGGCTGTCGGACCAGAACGCGCCGCCTGGGGACGGGTTGGTGATTGTGCAGATGCCAACAGCGTCGAGCGCCTGCAAATCCGCATTGGCATATGCCTGCAACTGGGACGAGCCTGCTGTGCCCGCCTTTTGCGTGCCGGCGATGCCGTAAAGCGGCTGGTTAAGGCTTGCCCAATTCGGCGCAAGATTTGCCAGCTTGCCGCCGATGAAACCCTGTGGCGAGACATATCGAAAAATCTGGTTGACCGGATCGTTCCACCAAATCCAATCGCCCTGCATGTATTTTGTGGAATACGAGCCCTGTAGGCCGGCGCTCAGAATTGTGGTGACGGCATTGGAAACCGTGTCTCCGGCCGGGCCGGCCTGGATGGCATACATGCCCTCCTGCGCTGCCAGTCCATCAATGGTCGGCCACGCCGTCGCCGTGTCCATGTCTGCTACGATGAGGATCGATGCGCCGGAGCCGCGCAGGGCGTACATCCCGGTGCGCGGGGCCGAATCCGCGCCGTAAATGATCGATGGCGTGGTGGCGACGGCGGTTGCGGTGGATGCGCCGTCCGTGCCGCCGGTCAACGTGGCTGTTGCTAGCGTGGGCGCCGTCGTGCCGGCACCCGCGGTGGCCGTAATGATTTTGGACGGCCCGCGCTGCACCGTAAGCCCGTTGTTGATCGCGGCGGCGAATGCGGTCCAGATCGCGGCGCCGCTTAAGCCATACGCCAAATTGTCGAACACCTCCGGCGGCTGCGCGGCCAGTGTCGTGGTGTTGGCGCCTATGGAAACCGTCAGTTTGTAGTAGCCGGTTCCCCTGGTGCCGTTTGCGATATTGACGGTCACGGTGTTGCCGAGGGTGCCGCTGTAGCGCGCCGTCCATGTGATGCAGTTCGTCTGCACCGCGATCGACGCCGCCGTATCGGTGCCGTCCGTAGCGCGCACCGCCAGGAAATTGCTCGCGCCCTGCTGCGATGCCGTCGCGATTTGAGTGCCGAGGTCGTATTTCCGGTTTTGCAGCGGTCCAAAGTTCGCCGCGGCGCTCGCGATGCCGGAAACGATCGTGGGCGTGCCCACTGGTCCCCACACGGCAGTGCCGACGACGCCAACCTTATTGGTGGGGACGCCGTTCAGATTGACGACGGCAGGCGGCACGACCTGAACGTACAGGCCAGGGACCGTCAGCGCCGAAGTATTCAGCGAGCCACCGGGATAAATGGGCATATTCTAGGACTCCTGCGCCGTTTCTGCGGCTTCGGCTGCGGCCAATGCTGATTTTGCCGCCTCAACGGCGTCGTGAGCGGCGATGTGCTCGGGGCTTTCAATGGGCGCGTGCAATGGCGTGAGATCAGCCACCGCGCTCGACGTGACGACAACGGGTGGAACGGGCGGCGGCATATCGGCCAACTGAAACCGCACGACGTTGCGCTCGTTTTCCGCATCCACGCTGGTCAATAGGTCGCCAACGCCATGCCCGCCGAATGGCGTGCTGACCACGTAGCCAAAAGCCATTTCGGAACCCTTTATGCGTGGAGAAAGTTAGGCCCTGTCGTGACCAGCGTTCCATTCTGATCGTAGAACGGCCCCGTCACGGTATTGGTCAGCCCGTCGAGCGATGAGAGCAGCGATGTTCCGCCAACCAGGAGGTTGCCGAAATTGTCCATAATCACGTAATTTCCGGGCTGTAGCGTGCCGAAGCTGAAGACGCCCCCGCCCTGCGTGAGCACGTCAACGGTGGCGAAAAGCATACCCGTGGAGGTCGCTACCTGCGTGGTTGGATACTCCGTCTCGTAACGAAGTGTGCGCTTCCAGAGATTGGCTTTCTGCACCACATCATCAGAAGTCGAGCCGCGATACTTGATGATGTCGGTCGTGGTCTGGTCCGGCAGGGATAGATTGCGAGCCTCGGCCATCGCCGGCTGAATCAAGCTGCACAGGGTGTCTCGAATGGCCGGCGTGGGCGCCCAGACAATCACGTGGAAAACCTGGCACTGGCGGCCAATTTCGGTGATCTGCGTGGTGTCGGAAACGACGGCCGCGAAGGTAAAGAAATAGGGCGAGATCAGCGAGAGCGTGGCGCCGCTTGCAACTGAGCCGGGGATCAATGCCGCCAGCGCCGCTGCCGCCGTTGCCGGCGTATCGTTCGCCAGCATCCGGTATGCATAGCCGACGCCGCCCGTCGTCACGCCCACCACTTGGTTGACCGAGCAGGTTCCGGCGAAGGTGACCTGAGTTGCTGTGGCGCTGAGCGTCGCGGTGAAAGTGATCGGATAGATGGTCTGCGTCTGAGGCAAGCGACCGTAGCGCGTCGTATCGCGGCTGGCGTTCGGTTGGGGCCATACCGAAACGATGGCTTGGCCGGCGAGCAAGGCCGGGTCCGTGACGTTCGCAATCGGCCAACCGCGGCAGATTTGCAGCGTACAGCCGGCCACCGTGGATAGGGTGAAGGCGCCCGGCGTGTAGCCGGAAGGAAAGAGCGTGGCGGCGATGGCCGTCACGAACGCGGCTTCCACGTCCGAAAGGTCTGCCATTTACGTCGCCCACCCGTAGCGCGCCCACACCCCGGAGCGACGATCGCGCTGGCGCAGCACCGCGAGGCGAAACCTTGCAGCCGGTCGGCGCAGCGCGCGGCATCGACGATCGCATGCCATCACGTCCCCGCGTAGCTGAGCGTCAGCCGAAACCCGAAGGTCGTTTGCTCCACTGATGAAATTACATAGCGTTGCCCGAGGTCGTCGGTCGCAACGTCGAAAACGTTGATTGTCACCCCAGAAAATGACGGCAGCATCACGGCAAACCAGGGCGCACGAACATCGCCGGGCAGTTTTGCAACGCCGGCTTCGCCCTTCGTCCCCTGGATGATCGATGCGGGCCATCCGGTCAGCACCGAAGCACCAAGCCCCCCCACGTCGCCGGAATAGAAGTTGGCGCCCGGCGTTTGCTCTGCCGGCCGGTAGATATTCAGGATGCGATTGCACAACACCAATCGGATCGGAGCAGGCACGTCCTGGGACGCAATGAATAACGTCTCCGTCTCGCCGGCCGAAACCACCTGGCCAACCAGATAATCCCCAACCTGCGTCAGCGCCGGATTAAGCCCCGCATAAACCTCGTCCGGCTTTTTGCGGTCGAATGCCTTAGCCGCCATCAGCTTGGCGTCGGCGGTGACCCAGGCCAGCAGGGAACTCGATTGAATGTTGCCCGCGGCGATCGGCGTAGCGGTGGAGGTGGCGCGGTATTGGATAAAGGGTAGGCCGAGCACATTGCCGACAACGGTCGGCCCGATTTGCCATATTCCGGCAAAACCGCTCACCGGAAGGCGCCGTGCCCAACCTCAATCGTGACCGTAGCTGAGCCAGTCGCGAGAATGGCCGCCGCCTGTGTTACCAGCCCACCGATGCCAATCAACCGCTGCCCGCCGGCCACAACCGGATACCCTTGACCGGCGACTGCCGTCTGCGCTGAGGCGCCGAACGAAACCCAGGCCAGGCCCGTGCTTTGGTTCGTGACAACGGCCGTGTCGCCAACGCCATTGAGCGTGGCGGCCACACTCGTTGTCCCGGCGGCAATATTGGTGATGCCGTGCTGCGTGAACGCATTAAGCGTATCAGCCATGATGCGCCCCTAAATTGTGATTGCGCCTGGCGAACCGAGTTCCGGCCCTGGCGCTACTCCAAAAAACGCAACGAAGCGCCGGCGCCAGGTGTCCAGCATCCGATACCGCTCGCTCTGTTCAGAGGCGTTGCGTTTGAATGGCCCGGCCGTATCGACACCCAAGGTGCCGCCGATCGATGGCAGAGCCGCCTCCATCGCCCATAACTGGGTGAGGTATTGCCGGATTACCTGCAACTCGCTGGCCGACGCATTGACCATGCGAAATTCCAGGAAGCCGTATTGCTGGTTGAAGCGCCACGACTGGATCTGGGAATTGTTCGCGCCGTACGAAGGGTAGCCGCAGAAGCGCCGCACCTCGGTCTTTTCGGCGTCGGTCAGCGCGACCGAACCGTAAATTGCGCTGGGGGGCGTCAGGGCGCCGGACACGATTAGTCAGCCCAGGTAATGGGCGCGCTGATTGCGTTCAGCGCGGTGTACAGCGCCACGTCGGCAATAAGCACGTCAGTCGCGAAAAACCGCTGAACCGTCGTCCCGCCAAATGGCGTAGGGCTGTAGGTAAAGCAGAAATCCTGGTTGATCGTGCCGACATGCGTCACATAGCCGCTCGCCTGCGCGGCTTCCGTCTGCGCAATGCTTGGGCTGCTGTTGAGCAGCCCGCCCTGCACCACAAGGTCGTTGACGTTGAGCGGGCTCGGGATACCCATGGGCGTTACTCCCTAGCGGGTATTAACCGACGTGCTCGATGACAATGGCGCGCTTCAGAGCGGCGTTGCTGGCGGTCGGCACAATATTGGCGTTGGTCAGCACGTCCGAAGGCGTGCAGAAGCCACCAATCCACTTCCACGACTGAGCAATGATATCGCTCAGGCGATCGAGCGGCGGCCGCACCACGTATTTGATGCCGTCAACCATTTTTGTATAGCTGATCTGATTGCCGCCCTGGGCATCGTCCATGCCGCCAACGAACACACCCTCAACCAGCGCGCCTTTGCCGGCCAAGATCGGGCGGTAGACATTGATGCCGCTGGAGAGCCACGTGGCAGGCTGCAAGAACACTTCCGTCGTGCGGATGAAGCGGATACCCATGCCGTCTTTGACGTTGAGCTGCTTGTATTCCGGCGTCTGGAAGCCAGTGCCGCGATAGAGCAACTGGAACTCGGGGTCAGCAAACAACTGGCGCTCGGATTTCGGCGGCAGGTAGCAGTTATAGGCACCATCGAGCTCCGGCACGGCGTTGGCACGCAGTTGCTGAACGGCATCCATAATGGCCGCCAGAGAAATGGTGTCGGTCGCCTGCAAAAGCCCGGTATTAGCGCGGCCGCTGGGGCGAATCATCGTGCAGGCCGTGGCGGCCTGGACGGTGTTGCCGATCGTGCCATCAGCCACGGTAACGTTGGTCGAACAGGTCAGAGTGCCCGAGACGCCGCCGGTGATCGCGGTGGTGGAGATGTTGTTCGCGTCGGCCGCATAGCCGATCACGGAATAAACGTTCGCGCCGATCGTCACCGTCAGCGGAGTAGCCTGGGACACCGGCAGCATGGTCGGGCTGGCGTTGAGCGGCGCGGTGGGCGACGAAAGGGCGATGGTGCCGATGGCGCCCACGCCTGGCACCTGCACAAAGCCGCGCAGATCGTCCACGCGGACGGTCGTGCCGGCTGAGCCCAGCGTGGTGGTCACGCGGGTATTGCCGCCCATGTATCCGTTGAACAGCGCGTTGCGCGCCACGCGGTCGAGGCTCTGCTTGGCCTGCTCGCCCTGGGCGCGCGCATTGTCTAAAAAGCGCTTTTTGATGCCGATCTTTTCCATGGCCAGGTTGAGGTCGAGCGTGTCGTTAAGCTGGCCCAGCGTAAGCGTGAACTGCTCGACGCCCCAGTTATTCGGCGACATGCCGTTGTCGAAATTGGTATTGATCTGCGACGGGTTGGCGAACGTCGTCACCGGCGTTAGCAGGCCACGGCGCGTCTTGGTGATAGTTTCGCCGCTGTAGCTCGGAAACTCCTCACGGTCCGCGATGGAGCGGTACGCTACTACACTTTTCAGGGGCTCTAGGAACTCGCGCTCCAGGTAGCCTTGCTGAATTGCCGGCAGCAGCACATTGGGAAACGTTACGTCAAACGGGCTCGCCATATTATGGGCTCCATCAAGTGGGATGCGGCGCCATCACGGCGCTGCGAAGCCTTGCCCAAGGGCTATTTGGGCGTGGTTAACTGTTGAGATAGGCTTGTCGCGCGGCCTCGTAGGCCTCGGGCGCCATGTCCACTGCGCTGGTCGTTTTGTCGCTGGGCTTGGGCGCCGCCTGGGTCTGCGAGGTTGTGGCTTCGCCAAAAATGTAGGGCTTCGATTTTTTGGCTTCTTCCCAGAATTTCTCAGGGATTTTGACCGTCAGATCGTCGCCGATTTCGATTTTGCTGGTGTCCAGCAGCTTCAGCGCATCCATGTCGCGAATGCCGGCGTCTTTGGCGGCGAGTTTCAGCGCGGCATCGAGCGTGGCCTGCTTGACCTTCGTTCCAGCTTCGGCAATCCGCGCCTCGGCGGCGGTCAGCTTCTCGCCAGCCTCGCGCTGCGCGGCCTCCAGTTTGCCGGCCAGGTCATCAGCGCGGGTTTTCTCGTTTTTCGCGTTGAGGCGATGGCCGGCGTTTTCTTGGTTCAGTTCAGCAATGCGCGCCTTCGCGGCCGCAAGCTCGGTCTGCACCGATTCGAGTGTCATTTCTTCAGCCATCTCGGCTTTCCTTTGGATTTCCCCATCACGGGGCAGATACCGCCGTCACCGCATCACGCGGGCGTCGGAATTAGGGCTGCGGCTTTGCCGCGGCGGCGGCCTTAGCTTGCGCTGCGGCGCGCTCATCGGCCTTGCCGCGCTCAGCTTCGATGAGTGCGCGCTCGGCCTCGATATCCTCGATGTCCAGCGTGGCTGCCATCGTTTTTGTTGCGGTTTCTTCGCTGATAACACCGCCGGTGATCGCCGTCACCAGGCCGGTCGCTAGCTTCTGCATGTCGTCATAGGTCGGCGGGTGCCACGCTGGCCAGTTCAGGCCCAGGCCCTCATCCGATAGGTTGTTGACAGATTTGCTGTCGATTTTCAGAGTCACGACCTTGCTGGCCGCGCAAAGCATCTTGCCGAGCGACAGCAGCGCGCCTTCGCCGTAGCTGATCCGGAGCCGATCGGCCAACCAGATCAGGCCTTGGTTCATCAGCTCCATGGCGCGACCGGATTGCGCGGCGCTCATTTTGTCGGCGTTCGCCCGGTTGCCGTGCATGCTTTCCAGCGCAAGCTGACGCAGTTCCTGGCAATGGGCAATCACGGCCTCTGCCGCGGTGCCGTTAATTTCCAGCATTTTGGCATCGCCATCAACCGGAACGATCAGCGCTTGCGCCGCGCCGCCCTTAATCTGCGATGTGTCTCCGTTGTCGCCTCTGATGACCAGCTTCGGGTCTGAGGCGTAGCGGTGCGCTCGGCCGGCCTGGCTCAGCAGGTAATCGACTTCGATGCAATCGTTGATGCTTCGCTTGAATGTGCAGGCGCCGTCAACCCCAGGCAGGCCAGGCAGGTTGCGCACCCAAATCATCGGCACGAAGCCCAGCCGGTGCCGCACGGTGCGCGCCGTATCCACGATCGGAGGTTTACCCTCCGCGGCGTCGGTTTTGGTCTGCGGCAGATGCCAGGTCTCGGCCTGGGCATCCCACACGCGCATGAACCAATGATCGCCCTGCGTCGGGTCCACATTGTATCCCTGCGCGATCAGATCGTCAGCGGGCACCTTGTAGCGCTCGGTGACGCTTTGCAGTGTGTCCGGCGCTGATGGCTTCCATGCCGGCGTGAGAAACCACGTATCGTAAATGTCAACGAACGGGCGGCCCTCCAACACACGGAACAGCAGCGCGACAGAGCCGATCGAGCCGCGCGTTGCGGCTGAGATCATAAGGTCGTTGAGCTTTATTTCCTTCGACCACGCGGCGAGGGTGTCTTTTGTGGTGGTGTCTTTGGTTCCGTCGCCGGCCGGGCTGCCCTGGAAAGCTGGCCAGTGCCCTTCGCTGAAGAGCAGCGAGATAGCATCATCGACCACAGTTCGCGCGAGGTTAGTGCCGGCGCGGGCAACCGGCCGGCGCTGTTCGAGAGGGACATATTCCCCGCCGAAAGTAGCCTCTGTTGAGAAAGGATAGGGAAGGTGGTCATACAGCGTACCGTCCCTGACCGTCGCCAGCGTTCGCAGTTCAAAAGTTCGCGCCGGATAATCCTGGTCTTTTAGCTCGCCCATGCTGTCGGCGAGCATGAGCCAATCCATGGAATACCCCTACGCGACGTTCAAACTTATGCCATCGCCTTCGCAATGGTTTCACCCCAGTAGGTAACGCCATCGTAATAATACTCGATCACATCGATGGCGTTTGCGGCCGTGCTCAGAGTTGGCGCGCCGCCAACATGCTTGAACACAGCGTTGATGCCGCCGAGGGTGCGCGAGCCGGTGCCGTCCTGGATGAAGCTGACGCGGTAGCGCGTGCCGGGAACGCCGTTGGTCGGCGCGCCGTAGGTCGTGATGTTGCCGGTCAGCGTCACGTTCTGGTTGGTGCCGTTGGCCCAGTTCCAGGCGAACGAGGCGGCATACGTGTTGGCGTAAATGAGCACCGAAGCGCTCATCACCAGGAGCGCGCTGAAGTTCAGCGGCACCGGGCCGCTGGTGACCGTGGCGCCGGTCAAGCCGGTGGCAAGCAGATCGGTCAGAAGGCCGAGCGCCGTGCCGGCCGGAAGCGTGCCGCCAGCGACGAAGAACGCTTTGTTGGTCGGCGTCAGCGTCACATAGCTGGCCGGCACCGTGTAGGACTGGCCAACCGCCACGCTAGTGGTCGGAATTGGGAAGGTGAAAGTCAGGTTGCCGGCGGAACTGGCGTCGTAAAGACCGACGTACGCGGCCGCGGTCCAGTTCGAGGTCACATCGGGACCGAACGTGGCGCCGCCGATATACATCGTGCCGGTCACCGGGTCGTACGTGACCGCGACGGCCTGGCGAGCATAGCCGTTGCCGCTGAGCTCGGTCATGACGTTGTTGGCTAGAGCGCTACCCAGCGCCAAATATCCACTGATCAGCGCCGAAGCTGCCATGGTGATAATCTCCAGATTGTTCACGTGATGGCGTCGAGCGCCGGGTTTAGGTGGGCGGGCCGCGTCAGCTAGGCAGGTGTGGCATGATGCCAGCCGCCCGGCTGGCCTGGAAGGACGCCGCGCCCCGAAAAAGGAAACGCGCGAACTGGGGTGACCCAACTCGCGCGGATGGTGCCCTATTTCACATAGTCACGCGGTTGTCAACACCTTAGTGACCCGCGTCGCGGGTCATCACTTCCCCCGCGTGCTGCTGCGGTCATAGTCCGCCGCCACCTTGTAGAACTCGCGCAACGCGTCCAACCCATCGCGGAGCACACCAACCCGGCCGCGTGCAGATTCATCCATGCCACATACCGCGATAACCGCGTTGGAGCGCAGCAGGCCGAGCGCCCTAATTGCCTCATCAACGTCTTGTCTAGCGGACGCGCGCCGGGCAGCTACGTCGTCGGCCGACGATCCGCCCACGCTACCGATCGGCTGGCAGCCATAGGTGGCGCAAACCTTCGGCAATTTTACGCACGCCATCCATTTGACCCGGAAAAGCGTGCCTGCTTTCCACTGGGGGTCGGTAAGCTGCCCATTGACCAGCAGGCGGTCCACCTCGCACTCCACGATCATGCGCTTGGTGAGCACCCGCGCGCCGGTCTGCACCGAACCGCGGCTGGTCGCCTCCAGATCCACGATCACGCTCGGCCGGAGGTGGTGAGCCACACCCAGGTCGTTGCCGTGGTCCGTCGCCTGGTCGAGTGGGTGGGCGCGGGCTATGGCGTTCATGGGTGGGGCTCCGTGTTGGCGCGAGGTTCGGGCAGGCACGGCTTATCGCCCCATCAGGTTCAGGCGAACGGTGCGGGCGGCTTTCTGAGAGAGGATATGCGCCTGGATGCCGTAGCGAATGGCGTCGATGTAGTGATTCCACTTGTCCACGATCACCGGCAGAATCTCCGGCGGATCGGTTCGCTTATCGACCTTCCACGAGTAAAGCCGGAACTCCTTCGCGGTCTGCGGACACCGCTCATGCACGACGATTTTTTTGAACGCCTGCATGACCTTGATTCCGTCCTCAACGCTGCCGCTCCACTTCTCAGCGCCGGTAATCGGAAAGCCGTGACGCTGCACGTGGCTGATGATGGCGGGTTGCGCGCAATCCGCCTTGATTGGCCAGCGCCGGGCGGTGAGTAGGCCGGTCTGCATGCCGATCTGGTCGAACACAGCCGCGATGCCGTCCAGCTCAATGCCGGTGCCGCCGGCTTCGTAATCCACGAACAGGCAATCATCCTGAATGAAGCACCGCACGATGACGGTTGGGTCTTGGCTGTAGCCCCAGTCCACACCGTGATAGAACCGCGCGTTGACCGGCGTCTCAAACGCACGCACCTCTACACGCTGGCGGAAAATCACCGCGTCGCTTACCTTGACGTAGCCGCCTTCCCAGACGTGATCGTATTCGTCCTGATCGCGCGCCAGGTCGGAGAGCCGCTCCTCCTCCAGATCGGCAGGGAACCAAGGATTGTCGCGCCAGTTCGCATGCACGACCGCCACGCGCCGATTTGGTGTGCTGGTGATGCGCTTCGGTCCACGCAGCAGCGCATCAACTGGGTCCTCCGGTTCGTCCGGGTTCCAGCTAAACCAAAGCTCCGAGCCGGGCTTGCGAATGGTCGGCCGCAGCATCTTGAGCGAGCGCGCGGATAAAGCCTGCGCTTCCTCAACCCACGCCCAGTCGTAGCCTTCCAGCGACTTGATCGATTCCGCGGTGTGGTCCTGCATGCCCTGGAAATGAATCAGCCCGTCGCCGGGGGCCTTGATCAGCTTGTCCTGCACATCGAACAGCGAGCCGACTTTGAGCGCTTGGATTTTATCCTCGATCAGACGCTTGGACGATTCTCGCAAGGAGCGCTGATTTTCACGGATACAAACACCACGCGTGCCGGGCGTTAAGATAGCCTTTTCGATCGCGCACTCGGCGAAGAAGTGCGACTTACCAGAGCCGCGTCCGCCCCACGCCGCCTTGTAGCGCGCCGGCTCCAGCAGCGGCAGGAAGACGCGCGGGGTGTCGATGACAAGCTCAGCCATCGGTCAACTTCGGGTCAACAATGCGGCGCTGCACCGCTTCGATCTGCACCGGGCCACCATCCGCGCCAACGTGCTTCGTGGTGGTTGTCTGACCAAACACTCGGGGCAAAGTCTGGCTCATCAACCACTTACGTGTCTCAATCCTAAGCCGAGACCGGCTAATCCATTCAGAATTAGGCTGCTCAGCGCCTAATGCACCAACGACAGTATCGAAGGTCGTTTCGTCTGCGATTTCAAGGATTTCGTCAGCCATCTTAAGGGCTTGCACTTCCCTCGCGCGCGTATATTGCGCCGAAAAACCTTCGCGGTCTTCCAGTGCCCAGCGCCTAACCGTGGCCTCGGACGGCATATCCTCTGCGCCGCAAATGTAGCGAAGGCTCTTTCCCTCAGCCAACTGCTCGCAGATGTCAGCCGCTAAATCTGCCTTGTAGACCGTCAGGCGTCCCATCACGCCCCCTCCCTACGGCGCAGCCCCTCAGCAACGCCCTCAGCGCGTTCCCTAGCCAGCGCGTTGCCGATCACGTCGAGTATGCCGGCCATCACCTCCCGGGCGCGGTCACGGGCCAATTCCGGGGCGCAGCAGTGTGCCTCACCCAGCACGTCCTGGCCGCATCGCGGGCAATGCCGCCGGTGTTCCCGCTCGGGGTATGATGGCGGGCAACTCCACGGGCCGTTGTTGGCACCGCCGCCGCAACTGTCGCTCATAGCCCCTCTACCTCCTGCTGCACCTGAGCCTCGCTCAACTCCCCCGGCTGCTGGATGAGCCTGGAGCCCGTAGGAGCCTGCTGGAGCACCGTGGCGGCTTGGGCGTAGTCGGCTTGCCGGGCTTTGAGCCACGCGGCTCCCTCGGCGATCGTGTCCAGCCAGGTGGGTTGCTCGGTCATGCGAAAAAACTTTCGGTTGTCCGAAAATAACGGTTGACTTGTCCGATTTCGTAGGACATAAAGGGGTCATCGAAACGCACTGAGGAGTTACGCAGATGACCGATCTTACCGCCGCGCAACGTGAAGACTTCCTGGCTGCCAGCGGCTACGACAACTGCTGTGGCGAGCCGAACCGCACCGAAGCCCTTGAAGCTGCGCAATTCGGCGTCCACCACATCGTGCAGACGCACGAAACGCTGGCTGATTTTGAAGCCTCGCGCGGCAACGCGAGCGTTGTTCAGACCCCGGCAGGCGCGCTCTACATCTGGAAAAACGTTCAGATGATTGCCCGCACACCGCGTGGCACCCTGTTTGCCATGTTCTTCGACGGCGTTGCCGCCAGCGTGTTCACAGGCTGATGACCCCCACCGAGTTCGCCGACCGCCTCGCCGCGATAGGCTGGAAGCGCGCCAGCCTAGCCGGTCGCCTTGGCTGCGACGAAAAGCTGTGCCGGCGGTGGGCATCGGGACATGCCCCCATCCCCCCGGCCATTGGCGCGTGGCTGGCGCGTGTGGCTTTTGCGGTGGGCAAGCACCCCGCTCCGACCGACTGGCGTGTCCGGCCAACCTAGCAGCCCGCACGGAGGCCAGCCACTCGGGCCAGGACATGGGTTGCGGCTTGGTGGTCATGGGGTGCACGGCCGCGGGCCTTTCACCCCAGGGATGTGACGCTCAGCATCGTTTGGGATTGTCGAACCTCGCATCGCTGTTTTCATCCTCTGATTTTCCCCACCGGAACCTGCACCGGAAAACGCACCGGAAAGCGTGTCCCCCAAAGGGGATTTCCGGCACCGCACCGGAAACCCCTTTAGGGGGCTTTCCGAAAACTTCCGGTGCCACCGGAAGTAGCACCGGAACCTGCACCGGAAGCTATTCACCATTCTGGGCTCCTTCAGTGTCCCACCACTCCACAGAACGGGGTTCACCGTTGCTTGTGCGGAGGGCGTTGGGACTGTCGGCACGCGTCTTTCTGGCTTTCCGGTATTGAGCGATTTCGACTAATCCAGACGCCTTGATCTGTTGCAGTGCTTGCGTCTGAGCTGCTTTGCCCTCGATGCCGAGGGAGGCGAATCCCTGCGCGATGGAGCGCGGGTCGGCGCTGAGCCGCGGGCTCCACGGCCCAACCGGAGAGCCGCGTGCCACCAACGCTTCGATTTGAGACATAGCGGCCTGATCCAGCGCCACGGTTGGCGGAAACCATGGGAGCGGGACAGCAACGCGGTCGTGGTTGTCAAGCTGATACTCGATGCGTTCAAACCATTCCGCGTCCTGAATACGGGAGTAATTCTTTTTTGCGTCGTCAACCCGGAAATAATCTCGCCGGCTATCTTCCGGAACACCTAGTTTTATACATTCCTCCACGGACATGATGTTAACGGTTAGCGCCACGCGGCCGGCGCCGATGATGGACGACGCACCGCGGATGGAGTCCGGGTCGCCTGGAGTTGCCGCGCCTTTGCGGGTGTGGGCCAGGATGCCGAGCGCCAGGCTATGACGCCGCGCGAAGCTACGGAACGCGGCGAGAACAAGCCTAATGGCTGTGTTGTCGTTTTCCTCCGCTCCGTGCAGTTCCACGAACGGGTCTAGCCAAGCGGAGTCTGGCTTTAGATCACCGATAATCTGATCAAGCTCATCCATAGCTGACGTGTTCAGCAGCACATTGCCGTCGCGGTTCAGGTGAAGCAGCGTCCCGACATCATTGGGGCCACATAGAATTAAATTCTTGAGCAGATCGGAAGGTGTGGTGTCGAACTGGCGTGCCATAGCGCTGTAGCGTCTGCGCTGCTCGTCCGCGTCATCCTCGACGTTATAAAACAGGGTTTTTAGCGGGCCTGGCTTGTAGGGTCGGAAGCGTCCGAACTCACGGCCGGTCGCGTGCGCGGCGGTCCACGCCACGGTGAGTGACGATTTTCCGGCACTCGGAGGGCCACCCAAGATCGTGACAGCATTGCGCAGCAGGAATCCGGGAGCAACCCATGGGCGCTGTGGGATTTCTTGCTCAGTCCACGCCTGAGTGATCAGGTAGAGGGTTTTGCGGTTTTCAACCGGAAGTTCCGGCTCGATTACGCCGTAGTCGTCGTGGCTATCTGGATGCGGAACATCGTCGAGCGGAGGCTCCTCCGGTTCAGACGTGCGCTGCCGGGCCATGTGAAATAGGGTGCCAGCACCGATCTTGCTGGGCGGGCTTTGGTGATAGTGGTCCCACCGCTCTTGCGCCGCTGTGGCATCGTAGGAAGCGTGCTGCTGGCTCCATGCGTGCCACATGCCCTGCCCAGCCATAGAGCCGGTGGTAGCGGCGAATAGCGCCATGCCAACACGGTTCCAGTGCTCCCAATCGGTCGGGCCATCGTTGGGAATGGCGCACATGGCCGCCACCACCTGGAGGGCGTCCGCTGCTTGCAATCCCTGCACCGATACGGCACCCACACCGGTCCGATAGTTCTCGGGCTTGGCGCCGATCAGTGGCGCGGCGAAGGCCAGCAGCTTCGTTACATCATCCTCTGTGACGGCTGGAATTTGATCAATCGTGGTTTCGCCTGGCGCATCGCCAATCCATTGCAGATCAGCGCCGGACCAGTGGCGGCCGAAAGCCACGAACTGTTGCCCGTGGCCTAGCACTTCCAGTTTGTGGCGTGGTCCCGCGATCTTACGCTTTGGCGGCTCGCCTTCGGACGCGCGATAGACGATCAGGATGCGCGGCGAGTTGGTGCGGAAGCGAATTGGCGCCTCGCCCCAGCGCGCCAATACCGCTGCCTTGATCTGGCCGACGATATCCACGTCATCAATGTCAAGATCGATGCCGCGAAGGCCGTCGCACAGGATGCCGGTATTCAGAGCGTCCGGCTCAGGCGCACTTTCGGCGCCGTCAGGTGGTGTTTGCCGAGCGCGCTCCTGCCACGCCAGCCCCTTGGGCGCCTTGCCGGAATTTTCCTCGCCGCTTTTGATGTTGTAGACCGCGACTGGCCGGAAACCGCTTTCCCAAAGCCGGGAACGCAGCGAAGCAACGGCAGCAATTTGCGCCGGTAACGGCAATGAGTGCGGCGTGGAAAGCGACATGCTCATTTGCGGTCCGCGTCGGGCCAACCGGCATGCAGCCGATCGTGGCAAGGGTCGCACACGGGTTGGAGCTCAAATGCTGGCGGAAGACGGCCAAAGTCGTAGGTCTTATGGTGGACCTGAGTTGCTGGGGACAGCAGGCACGCTTGGCAGAGCCCGTGGTGATGCTGAATTACGCGATTACGGAGTTGTTTCCACTGCGGCGATGCGCGAAGCCATTCTCCATAGTCGGCGCTTTGCGCGGCGCGCTTACGTTGAAACTCAGCTTGCACCACGCGGCGGCGCTCATCAAGGCCGGATTGAGCATCGTCGCGATAGCGTTCCGGCAGAGCAGGGTCCCATTCGGGATACTGCTCCCAATTATGGTGCTGATCACGCGGCAGAGCGCCGCCAGAGTGCTGCGACCCGCACGTCAGGCATTGCAGGCACACGACCCAATGACCGCCGACCTTGCGCTTTGTCAGCGTCATTTGCGAGCCGCCACAATATGTCGGTTTCGACAGCGCATCGCACACGCGAACGCGCTGCGATTCTGTCATCGGAGGCCATGGATGGGAAAGTTCCATCACGCCACCACGCTCCTAGCGATGTCCGGCGCAAACCGCTCCGACGATGCGCGAATCGCGGCCTCGGAATATCCGGCGTCACCAGAGCACCGGACCTCCTGCATTTTATCCTTCACGGCCATAAAGGACCGCCCAAGTGTTTCCGCGATCTGCCGATACGGCAGCCCGCGCGCTTGAAGCGTGAATGCGCGGTCAATGTCTTCCTCGGTCCATTTTGCTCCCCGGCTCATGCGAGCCGCCGCAACGGATCAACGGCGTCTGCGGCCAGGAGGTAGTTCCGCGCCATGAGCCGCCAGTGCTCGCGCATCTGCTCGGGCTGCTTTTCCCACGCATAGCCGATTTCACGCGCGACGGCCTCTATGCGCGGATCGTTCATTACACCACCACCCCCGCCGCCCGGCATCGGTTCAACGCAGCCTCGCGCTGTTTGGCTTTCGCCTTATCCACCATAGCCTTTTGCGCGCGGCTCTTGTTGCCGAACTTACGCTTTGTTGCCTTCACGGGCTTGCCGTTGTCGTCGCGGTTCATGCATCCACCAATTCATCACCATCATTCGGCGCAAACTGTTCCGCAATAAGCGACATGGACCGCGCCCATGCATTGCGTATTTTGGTCGGATAGTGGGGCGCAACCTCACGCGAGGCGCGTTGATATTCCAGAAACCAGATTAGCCGCTCGACGGGATCAATCATACTGCAATCCTTCCTCGAAACGGAGCGTCCTGCGTTTCCAGCCACGCGACAGCTTCTTCCGGCGATCGGCAGATTTCCAGCAATGGCGTGCCGGCGCGCTTGATGCGTTTATGCATCGCGATCTGATCCGCATTCTTTCGCCCGTTCGCGTCTTTCATTTCAATTACCCACTCGCGGCCACGAAAATGGATGCCGATATCCGGCCAGCCAGGCTCTTGCCCGTTCAGTTTCGCTTTGAGTTTTTCGTCGCCGTTCCGGTGCTCAGACACCACGGCTTGAACGATCGCATCCGGGTGCAGAAGCGCTTTGAGCAATTTGATGGTGCGACGCTGGATGGTGGATTCGTAGGGGTTATCAACTTGCTCAGCCTTACTCCGCGTTTTCCGCGGCTTCCGCGCAACCGCTTCCTCAATCGAAATACCCACAATGCCGCCCTCCACCTGCTCAGGCGTGGGCCTCCATGCCTGGCGCACGGGTGTTAGCGGGTGGTGGATGCCGCGGCGGATCAATCCAACCCTCCCAACATCCAAAGCATCCCGAGCAGGATCACGAGCCCCACGGCGAGCACGAGCAGCACGGTCCCGGCGATGGCCATGGCGGTTGTCACGGTAGAAGCGCCCCAATTTCTTTGAGCACGGCAACGAAGGCTTCCAGCTTTTCGGCATCGCCAGCCTTCCGGGCCTGATCCGCAAACTTGCCGACGCGCAGATGCAGAAAGCGAACATGGCCGACTATGCTTAACAGCTTAGCATAGTCGGCCTCATCCGCGTGTCTGGATAGACTCACGCGTGATGTGCGGACTGGTGCAGTACATGCTCCAGCCCGCTTTTCTGACGATGCCGTTAAAGGCGTCGCCAACACGTCGGGCCAAGCGGCCGTCAGCGTGCCTGCCGCGCGCTTCGCGATTGAGCGAGTCATACGCGGGTCTATCTGTTTGTCAGGGTGCGCATGGCTAGCATTCCGCACGGCACCCTCCACGATGCGAAGAACGCGAGCCTGTCGAGCGTTGGCGCGTTTGTATAGGCTGCTCATCACGGCACCATCAACACAACGCGCACGACGATCACGCCGACAATGACGCAGAAACAGACCAGGCCGAGGGCGATGAAGATCACCGCACCCTCCAAACCTGCACAACACCTTCGACGGTGCGCGTGCTGAAGTGCACGCCGTGGCGCCTCCCGTATTGCGTGGCGGCGGCGCGCACCCGGGGGTGATCGGCGGTGAAGTATTGGCCCACGGAGAGCTTGTGAAACGGGTATTTCATGCGGGCGACACCACGCGGCGGCATCAACGCAATGTCGGAAATCTCGCTTATGTGAACGCCATCACGTGAAAGCGATTTGTTTGTTGCTGACGCTGGCTGCATCTAACTCTCGCTCCTCGGTTGGCATCGGTGGGCAATCTCTAAAACCGGCAGGCGTTGGCGCGCCTGTCGGTCAACTAGGGCAGCATTTTTTACCCCCGCCCAAACAGCGCGGCAATGTCGCGCCACTTATCATGGAGGCACATCGCAATGATGATGCCCCATATGAGCGCCGAAATGGCGCGCTGGACGGCCGCGTCGCTGCGGCGCCCTGCGCGCATCTGGGCTTGAATTTCGGGGGCGATCAGCATGGCCGCGACACATCCAGCATCGCCGCGCGGGTGAATGTCCGCCTTGCGACGTGATTGCCGTCCATCACCGCCAGCGTCACCAGATCGCCGGTGACGGTCGCGACAAGGATCAGCATCTCGCGGCCGTTCTCGATCAGCTTGTCGCTGAGACAGACCCGGTCGGCACGGACCGCGGCCAGTTCGACCGGGCGCGGTTCGCAGCGCTCCAGTAGGGGGGCGATCGCCACTAGTCGGCTCCAGCGGGCGCGCCGCCGATACCCTCGTCCCAAAGGTCCGGGCGCAGGATATGGCGAGGTATGCCGGTAAAAGCTGCCACCTTGACCGCTTGCTCAGCGGGGATAAATCGAACGCCGTTGACCCAATCGCTAACTGCGGCATTGCTGCGGCCCGTGAGGGTGGCCACATCGCCAGCGCGGATGCGGCGTTCCCGGAACAATGGCTTGAGATTCGGTGCTTCCATGCCGGCACAATGCCCCAGACTTTTTTTCGCGTCAACCGAAAAATTAAGTTGACTGCATTTTCAGCTATGCCTAATTTGCCCCCATGCCGCCCACCCTCGGCCGGCATGGAGGCAGAGACGATGGCAACCTTTGAGATCAAAAATCGCTGGACCAACGCGGCCACGCAGCGCCGGGGATCGGCCAGGGCGCGCCATCCGGTCGCTCGGGCTAAGTTGGTTCACACCAGCCACAATGGCCGCCAGATCGTCGCCTATCTGACTAAGCCGCTGGTTGACCAGGCCGGCTGGATTAACGGCGGTGTCGTCAGCGTTTCCTGGCTTGATGCCGAAACCGATTTGATGGTGCGTCTGACGCCGGCTCACAAAGGTATCCGCGCGCTTCCCGACTCCAAGAAGACGACCACATGCCGCTTGGTGGTATCTGGCGACTTTATTGCAAAGTCGGCATGCGCTCCGGTTCGGGACGTTCCATTTACAATCTGTGACTCCGGGGCGGTTATTCTTTACCTGCCGCGAGATTGGCTTGCGCGCGATATGATCCGGGCAACGGCGCCCAAGGAGGCCGCGTGATGGCCGCCCCGATCTTTGATTTTCTTGCCGGCGCGCTGTTCTGGTTCGCGCTTGGCCTGTTCTCCGGTGCTCTTTTGGCTCTTGGCGTGCACCTAGCCTACGAGGCTGGCCGGCGCGACCAGGACCGTAGCTGGCGGGCTGCTGCATCGGGGCGCGCGTGATGAACCCCGCCGCTGCCTACGCCGCCCGCCAAGCCAAAGCCGCCGCAGCGTATCGCGCGAGTGGCTGCATGGACGAAAGCTGGGAATTGGAGGCCGATTTTACCCTCGCCCGCCAACGCGGCGACCGTAACGAGATGCGCGACATTTTGCCGATGCTGCGAGGTGCCCGCGCTGCTGAAAACGAGGATCGGCGGAATGCGCTCGCGGCGGCAAAGGTCCGGTGGCAGCGCGATCTGGCGGCGATCAATTATGAAATGGCGGCGGAATAGATCATGCCCCTATTCGATTGCAAATCGCCCGAGTGCCTGGAATGCCAGCGCGCGTTCGGCCCGGATCGTGGTGCTGCCATTGCAGCGGGCATTGCATCCGGCAAGTTTAAGGCTTGGCCTCAGAAGATTGAGTCGGCGAACACTGAAAGGCAGCGAAAATGGTTCGCGGAACCGCAAAATTAACAGTGTCCCACGCTACGGTTGTCGAGGCGATGCAAGAATGCGCTCGCGTCAACTTCCTGGCCGGGCACATTCCCAAAGTCGTGAACATTACGGCCCAGACCAACGGAAGCTACGGCGGCAAGCAGGCCCAGGTTACGCGGAGGAAACGCAAGTGAGCAACAGCCCAAACTGGCGCGGGCCGCTGCAAAAATACAGCGACGAAGCAGCGCGTCTACTCGGCCTTAATCAAGCAGCATGGGATGGCTTTGGGTTTTGCGCCGTTAAAGGCGAAGGGGTTTGGGTTACGGGGCGCCTCGGGAAATTTGGAAAAGACCGAACCGTGTTTGTCCCGTTGATGAAAGAGGATGGAAGCAATGCCGGCGCCTGAAACCATCCCCACCGCCCCCGACGAAGGCCCAATTTTCGACCAACGGCAGCGGGCTTGGGCTTGGCCGATTTCTTATAGGAGGATGAAACAATGAGCGGCGCACAAATAATCAAGCCCGCCGAATGGCACGCGCGGCGAGCAAACAATGTCGGATCGTCCGAAGTGGCGGCGCTGTTCGATTGCCAAGCCGCCTACCAGATGAGCCGCTATACGCTTTGGCACGTTAAAGCTGGCATTGTTCCGCCACAGGATATGGACAACCCGCGCACTCGCGCCGGCACGATGCTGGAGGATGCGATTGCCGCTGTTGTCGCGCATGAGAACGGCTGGACGATAGAGCGTGGCGAGTTCTGCACCGATCCCACGACGCCCGGCATGTCATGCACGCCGGATTGGATCATCGTTGATGGCCCAAGGCCAGAAGGCGCGACCGGGCCGGGTGTGCTGGAATGCAAGAACCTTGATTACAAGGTGTGGAAGCAAAGCTGGACCGGCGGCGAGCCCCCTGCGTACACACTGTTGCAGTTGCAGCACCAATGCGCCTGCACTGGCTATAATTGGGGCGTTGTCGGAGGATTTATCGGAGGCAACACGGCGCGCGCTTATCCATACTTGGCGCGCCCCAAGCTGATTGCCGATATTCGCCGCCGCGTGACGGAGTTTTGGCAATCCATCAAGGACGGCAAGCCGCCGCCAGTCGATGGGTCTGAGGGCGCGACCTATGTTCTGGCAAGCCTCTATCCCGAGGTAATTGACGACGCTATAGACATGACTGGCAGCAACGAGTGGCCCGGTGATGTCGCTGAATTTCTTTCTGCTGGCGAGGATCGTCGCGAAATCAATGCTCGATATGATGAGGCTAAGAACAAGATCGTTGCTCACCTATCGGGCCACAAGCGCGGGTGGGGCGGCGGCTACAGTGTGAACTGTTCCGTTACCCCAGCCAAAGAAGATCGCCCGGCGCGCATTGGGGAAATCATAAAGGGCCGGGCAGAGGTTCGGCGTTATACTGCAAAAATCATGGAGGGTTAAATGGGCGACACGCAATCTAAAGAACTTGCTCCGATCGAAGTCCTGCGCAAACAACTAACGGCACTGGGGCCAGAATTGGCAAACGCTTTGCCGTCACATATCAAACCCGAGAAATTCCAACGGGTTGTTGCGACGGTTTGCGGATTAACGCCTGAATTGCTGATGGCGGATCGCAAAAGCCTTCTGGGTTCATGCATGAAATGTGCGGCAGATGGCCTAGTGCCGGACGGGCGTGAGGCAGCGCTTGTGATTTTTAACACCAACACTGCGCGCAAGGGGCAGTCTCCGCAATGGGTAAAAAAAGTTCAATACATGCGGATGCTTGCCGGTATCCAGAAACAGGTTCGCAACAGCGGCGAGGTTTCGTCTGTTGAGGCCCACGTTATCTACGAGCACGACAGGTTTGTGTGGCGCCAGGGCATTGACGGTAATGTGTTGCATGAGCCGAAGTTTCCTGGCGACCGCGGAAAACCCATAGGCGCCTATGCTATCGCCAAGTTTAAGGACGGTTCGCCGCCGCAATTCGAAGTCATGGACTTTGACGAAATCGAGCGAGTGCGCGCAGTCAGCAAAGCCGCAAACGATGGGCCATGGACGAAGTGGTGGGGCGAAATGGCGCGAAAGACTGTGTTTCGGCGCCTGTCAAAGTGGCTGCCGTTGGACGCAGACGTTGCCGGCAATCTATCACGTGACGAAGATGAAATTGGTCTGACAAATCGGCAGCAGACCATTATTGACGGAACCGTGGAGGCTACGCAGCCCGCGAACCAGATCGGCCACAGTGAGCGACTGGCGGTGCTAGAGGTCATGTCTGCTGCCGATTCTGTCACGATTGATGGTGAGGCAGGGGACGATTTCCCCGGCACCGTGAGCCCCCGCGAGGCCGCATGAGCGCCCGCTACGAGGTCCGCGCCACCCGAGGCCAGTCCTGCGCCTGGGCCGACATGTCGCCGGTCGGAAGCGCGGACAGCATGGGCGATGCGCTTGCGCTGATCCTGCACGCGTACACCGTGGGCCGCGCGGTCTACGCCTGCCAGCGCGACACCCGCCCCGACGAGCCGCACGCGGTCACCGATGCGGAGCGCGAGGCGCTGGCGGGGATCATGCCGAAAATGGCGAGGACGATGGGGTGATGGCGCCGTGAAGCTGCCCGAGCTCCTGACCGTGAAGGAAGCCGCGCCAATCCTACGCGCGTGCGAGGCCACCATGAACCTCCGGCCCCTGCGTCCCGAACAGGTGGCGCTTTGTGATTTATCAGCGCGTTACGGGCATTCCGTAGGCTTAGGAGTGTGCACGCTTTGCCTAGAGTTCCATGGCGACCGCCGGCCGCTGTGTTCGCGCGGGCAACCGGGCGCTGTTGCAGGTCGGGGTTTTAGGCCGCTGCCGGGATGGCAGCAGGTTTAACACTTCGCGCCATCGCCAGCAGCACGTCCCGAAACTCGGGCGGCGTGGCGTTGCGTATTTCCGTTTTGCGCTTGCCGCCGACCATAGCAGTCATGCCAATGCGCCTGGCTTTCTCGTAGCCGTAGCGTTCCAGGGCAACCGGATGCAGGCGTTGCGCGCCCTTCGTCCAGTTCAGTTCGGGATACTCTGGCAGCACCGCATACAACCAAGTGGGCTTGCGGCTCATGTGGCCGTAGTGCCCTTGCTCGACGTAGCAGGACCGGCCGCGCCAAGGGTCTGCATTTGTCTGCCAGCCGGCGTGGCGCACAGGCCGCACAAGGCCAAAATGCGCCCAGGCATGGCTATCGCACGGATGCTCCAGCACACCGCCCCAGGTCCGCACAGCATCAATCGCCGCAGAAAAGCAGCCCTTATCATCGCCCAGCTTGAACTGATGCGGCTTGCGGGTTGAACCGTGCCAGAACCGTCCCCAGCGTTGGCATGGCGGGTGCGCCACAACCGGCCACGGGCCGGCATAGGTCCGCGCGTCCCGGCTTTCCGGCCACAGGTCCACGTCAGGGATGCCGTAATACGCGCCGCCTTCCTCGATGAACAACGCAGCGATCATACCCGCGTCACCACGCCATCGTCGGCCACGCTGTAGCCCTTTGGCGCCAGCATCGCGCGCACGGTCGCAATCGTGTCGTCCTGGCCGAACCAGCTATTCACGGTGCCATCGGCCAGGATGAGCGCGAGGCGCTCCGGGCGGCTGGGGTGGTGGGTAATTTGGCCGATCACAACGGGCATCTTTCGCTTTCGGGGTTTTAGGGATCGCCGATGCAATCGGCCATGCACGCCATTATTTCACTAGCTGCATCGGCGGGCGGTAGGTCATCGGCAAACATATCTTCTAAGCCTTCGCACTCGCCCAAAGCATCTTGTAATGTAATGGCAAGCTGCCGCGCCAGTTCGCCGGCAACGGCTCGCTGGTATGCTTCTAGGGTCATTTTACTCTCCATCAGGTTCGTCCGGTATGTCGTAAAGGTATTCCAGCATTTGCTTAAAGCCGCGAAGCCAGCGGTCCATCTTGGCGCGTTCCCAACCGATGCCAATGCCGGGCAGCAAATCTACATACCCCATCACCAGCATTTCGCTGCGCGGGTGCTTGGTGACGACCGGGTATTGAAGCAGCTGCGGTTCTGCTTCTGGCATAGCCGCACCCTCGTAGCACTGCCGGCAAAGAGCCGCCGCGCCGTCACTTCGTGGGGCGCCGCAATTTTTGCAGGTTAGGCCTAACTTGTTGAGTTTCAGAACGGTCATTGGCTTTCGGGGTTTAGGGAATTAAGCGGCGAGGCGGCTAGCCTTCCAGTCCGCAACCCATTGTGATAGATCGGCGCGGCCACTCGCGATGAGTTCGGCCACAGGCTTACCGCAACGGGCCTCAATCCATTCCGGTGTGACATACTTGTTCGCGTCACACCCTTCCGCCGTGTGCCGGTCAAGCAGAAACGCAGTTCGGCCGCCGACTTCCGGCACAGAATGCCACGCGTCCGCAAAACTCTCCTGATCGTCAAAACGCCATGCCGCCAAATCCACAAATTGATTGCCGGTAGCATCAACAAACGTCAGCACCAGCATGCCGGCGGCGTCATCGGGTAGGCTGTATAGGAGCGGCATAATGCCTCCGTGGGGTTTAGTGGACTACGCAGCCAACGCGGCCTCACTGGTCGGCCAGGGCGCCGCCTGCTCCGGTGTCAGAACGCGCGGCAGGGCGGTCGGGTCGGCCAGATAGATCGACTGCCAGCGTGGGTCATCCTCGCTCGCGGCCTGGTTGGCGGCGCCCCACGCGCTCAATTCGTCCTTGGACGCAAAGGGGCCAACGATGTCGTAAGCGGTGTCGCGCATGCGAAGTATGTAGTTGTGTTCCATGATTTTTGCCTTTCGGGGTTTTAGAGTGTGCGGCGAGCGGCCTTGCGGCGCCGAGACTGGGCAAAGCGTTTCGCTTCCAGCCGGGCCAAGCGTTTCGCTTCCAGGCAGGACTCGATAGCGGCCTTGCGCACCGCCTTTGCCGCCCGTTCCGCCAGTTCTTTGTTTTCCATATCAACCTCGTGGGGTTTAGGGGTTCGCCAAAACAAGAGGGTTATCGGCGCATTCCCAGAACTGTGCCACCGTCAGGTCCGGCTTGTTGCTCTCATGCGGGCGGCGCCATGCTTTCTGAAAATTGCGCACAGCTTCGTCCTTCGTAGCGCCAAAGCCGCACGGGCTAGATGCTATATCCACGAAACCAGGTCCGACCGCGCACCAAGCGTTACCATCCATGAATAAGCAGAAGTTGGTTACTGGGTTGAGCATTTTCGGCTCCATCGGGGTTTTAGGCCACGCCCACGGAGGCGCGAGTTGATGGGTTGTCCGACAGCATTGCTGCCAGATCGTGAAGGTCTCCGTGGGCATCTTCGGCCATAGAACTCCATGGCTCTCCGGCGCCGTACAGATCGTGCAGCTTGTCGTCTATCGACTTAATCAGTTCGTTCTTCGTTTTCATGGGGTTTCTCCGGGTTCGGGGTTAGGGGGCCGGCTTTAAACGAAGCACCCATGCCCCGTTTTCCGCCTTGTAAAACTTGTAGCGCTCATTTTTGGCGCGCAGCCGGTAGATGGCATCATTCTCGCCGTCGCTAACATCGTTAATATGGCACCA